GCCCGACGGACGTTGTCCCGGATGTATCCGCGGCGGATCGGACCGGCGATGTAGACCAGTTTCACGTCGGGAACCTTAGTTTGGTGTTCCAGCAGATCGGGAGGAGTTGAAACGTCCTCCCGGTCGGCTCTTGCTCCGGGTCGATACCGTACCGGCCCGCAAGTTCCTTCCACTTCGTCGTCATCGGCTCCGTGATCCGGTCCTCGGGGATCGAGACGCAGCCTTGCACGTCGGGGAGGCCGTCGATCCGCTCCCACGGCCCGTAGGTCTTCTTGTTGAAGGTCACGACCGTCCCGTCCGGTTTCGTGAACGTGCCCTTCTCGCCGGTCAGGGCGTTGACCTTCTGGAAGTAGTACGGCTCGGCCACGGCCGGGTGCAGGACCGCGGCGAACTGCCGCAGTCCGTCGCGCTGTTGGAACGCGTACAGTGACACCCGGAGGCCGTTCGTCAACTGGACCTCGTTGACCACGAACCGGCCGAACCCGTCGAACCCCAGGGCGCGGGCCAGGCTCTTCCGGCTCGGCTTCCGGTCCCCGAACGCCGTCTGGTTCTCGACGATCGAGATGACGGGGATCGCGCCCTCCCACAGGTACGCGTGCCGGGTCAGGTTGTAACAGCAGCAGATGTACTCGGGGGCACGCTCCGTGGGCCGGGTGGCGCGCCCGAGCATCTGGACCCAGAGCCGGGGCGACATCGTCGGGGCGAGGTCGATCAAACGGCGGATCGGCAGGTCTACCCCCTCGGACACGACGTTGATCTGGAGCAGGACCGAGGACTCGGAGACGCACTCGGCGAACGCCCGGTCCCGTTCCTGCTTGGTACTCTTCGCCGTAACTGTCACGCTCGGGCAGTGTTCGAGGGCCAGGGCGTCCCGGACCATCTCGATCTGCTTCACGGACGACAGGCGCACCATCGTGGCCCGGCGGTCCGACAGGAACCGCTCCGCGATCCGGGCGGCGATGTCCGGCAGCTTCTCGGCCACGGCCCCGTCCACGGACGAGACCTTGAACTCCCCGTTCTGAACGTCGATCGTGTCGTCGTTCAGGAGGGGCCACGTCTCGAACGTCGGGCGGGCGATCACCTTACGCTCGATGGCCTCGGGGATACTCAGGAGCGGGATCCGGACCGGCCACGAATCGTGGAGTTTCTTCGTCTCCTGGGGCGTCCCGCGGTAGTCCGTCGCCGTCAGTCCGACCCGCGGGGCGAGGCCGGTGATCGCGTGCAGGGTGCTGTGCGTGTCGTCGGTCGTGTGGTGCGACTCGTCGAACGACAGCTTCTTCGGGAGCGGGACGGCCGCGGACAGGAGGAGGTTCAGATACCTCTTGGCCGTGTAGATCCGGGCACCCTCGGTGACCCGTCGGAGAGCGGCCTCGGACAGATCGGCGGCGGACCGGCCGGTCATCTTGGACCAGAGTCCGCCGCCGATCTCCACCGTCGGGACGATCTGGACGAGGTCCGGGAAGCGCCGGAGTAACTCGACCTGGACGAACGACTTCCCGGACCCGGTGGGGGCCTTCAGCATCAACGAGTCGCCGGGTTTTGCCCCTCGAAAGAAATCTTCGGCGAGTCGGACTCCGTGCGCTTGGTAGTCCCGTAGTCCCACGATCTGGCTCCGTGAGTGAGGCTGTTCAGGGCCGAGGCACCGGGCCGGGTGAAGTCCAGTTCTACCGCCCCGAAGTCGCTCCGGTCCTTCAGCAGCTTGCCCCACAGGATCAGGGTCACGAGGGCCTCGACGACCTCTTTCGGTGCCTCCGGTCCGAGGCGGTTTTCGACCCCCTGGCGGGCGATCTTCGCCCACGGCTTCGGCGGGACGTACTCGTTGCGGCGCTTCTCGACGAGGGAGCGGGCGAGGTTGATCGCCGACTGGTGGACCCCGTCCGGGCTGCACGGCCCGGTCCCGCCGATGTCGTACCCGAACACCAGGGCCGCCGCGTGCAGGGTCTCGATGTCACTCGGGGTCAGGCGCGTCGGCCCCTTCCCCTTCCCCTTCGACCACGCGCAGACTTCCGCCCACGACTCCGTTTCCAGGATCTGTTTGTTGGTCAGCTTGCTCACGAGGGTTCTCCGGGATCAGGGACCAGCGCCGGGGGAGTCCGGGGCCGCCGAACAGTTCGGCGAACGCCCACTCGCCCAGAAGCAGGGTCGGTTCAGGAATCAGCGCGCGGGCGTAGTCGTCGCGGGTGGCCGCGGCCAGCGTCACGCGGGCGTACTTCACGTCGGCCAGGGCGTACACGCGGAGCGGGGCCGGGTTCGCGATCATCTCCCGTACCATCCGCTCCGCGTTCCACAGTCCGGCCGCCTGGAGTTCGTCCGCGTACAGGTCGAGGGCCTTCCTCGCGATCGGGTCGGCGGGGTTCAGGGGGATCATCGGGGTAGTTCCTCCATCGGGTGCAGGTCCGACTGCGGGACCATGTGGGTACAGTCGAGGGGTCGGCCGCCGCGGACCTCGCGGGCGGTGGACTTCACGTCCCGCAGGCTCGCCGCGTTCTCGTCGGCCGCGATGTCCGCCCCGGCCCTCCACCCGACGATATCGACCTCCGAGTGGTTCACGACGGCCAAGACGTAGATCTGGTCCTCGCGGTCCTTGCCGCGGGTGAAGATCATGCACCCGTTCGGGAACGTCGTGGCCCGGACCTGGAAGTGCGGGGGCACGTCGCACGGGATCGCCTTGAAGTCCACCGCGAACGCGTGGGCCGCGAGCCACGTCCCGTAAGCCGGTCCGCCCAGGTACTTGCACAGGGCGATCTCGGACTTGACGCCGGTCAGGTGGTTCAGCGTCCGGTCCCCGTGCTGCCCGGCCCGGCGCTTGAACACGTCGTCGGCGACCCCGAGATCCTCCGGAGTCAGGGTAACACGAATCATGGGCGGGGACTCCGTGGGTCAAACGTACCAGAACCGGCGGCCCGTCTCGATTTCCAGGATCGTCGGACGGGAGACCTTCGTCAGCTTGTGTATCTCCACGCGGGTCCGGAGGCCCTCGCGGAGGAGGTGTTTGACGGCCCGGACCTGTTCGATCGTTACCCGCGGGCGGTCGGCTGCGAACGCCCCGGCAATGTCGAACAGAAAGTACGCGTCCCGGTCCTCGTCGTAACCAACGCGGAGACCGGCGGGGATCGGTAGGCCCGCGGCTCTCCAGGCAGCGTCGTGCGGGTAGTTCATCGTTCGTTCCTCCACCGAGATAAAGCCCCGATCGAGCGGATTCCAAAACACGATTTCCAATGTTTCCATTGACTGACATCCGTCCGAGCGGGTCGGTCGGCGCGGCGGCCCGCACTCTGAATGGCGTATGCACCTGCGGTGAGTGTCGAAATATCGACACTTTTGACGTAAGTCCTTATGGGACGCCCCTAATACCTATATCTTTACACTTAATAGAAATTGACCTCTTAAAATATATTTAGTAAGAGATATCAGTTATGGGAAATACATAGGAGTAGGGGCACCGTACCCGGTGCACCGGTGTAAAGCAGCGGGCCGCCTGGGGCCGACGTGGGAGAAACTTTCGCGACATGAATTATAACGTCGGAGGGCGGCAACCGAATACGATCCCATGAGCCGAGCGGAGCGAAACCGGGTGCGCTCGATGACTGAGCCGCGGGTGCGGTGGGTGCCGGGCGACGTTTGGACGGGTCCGACCTTCGATTTCCGCGAGGCGACCCCCTGCGATCTCCAGACATGGCGAGAATCGCTCCAGGATCGCGTAGGATCGACGATCGTCGCGCGCCTGGAGGAAATCCAGTCCGGGATCGTTCGCCTCGCCTTGCGCTCCGTACGCGTTCTGGCGGGGTTCGCTCTTTCCGAGCACACGGCCGAGTTAAACGAGGTCCACGGTCTCTGGGTCCACCCACGGTACACGGGCACTACGTTGTACGCCGACTTGATACTCCTGGCCGCGCTGGAGGTTCCCGAGGCCCCGCTCCGTGTGTGGGTGCCCGAGACCGACGTGGCCTCCCAGTGTGCCCTGGCCCGCGAGAAGTGCGTGGCCACCGAGACAAACGATGGCCGTATCCGATTCGACCGACGCGCTCTTGCTCCGACTGTCGCGCAAGTGTGCCGGTAAGCTGCGGGCGCAGTACCCGCCCGGCTTTACCTTCGACGACGCGGTGTCCGAGGCGTACATTCTCGCTCGTAAGGCCAAGCAGCGTTACGACTTAGAGAAACCGCCGCACCCGGAAGCCCTGTGGATGAACGTGCGCGTTGTCAACGATTTGAAGGACCGGTTCGCGGTGTTGCGCCGGCAATCGCGCGAGTTCGCCCGCGGAAACGACGAGGCTCTGCGGAAGTTCGATCCCGCCGAGACCGTGCCGATGCGCTCGGACCTGCGCGATGCGCTCCAATACCTGACCGAACCTCAGCGCGACGTGGTCGCCGCGGTGTACTTCAACGGCCTCACGCAGGAGGAGGCGGCCGAGGAGCGCGGGGTCACGCAAGAGGCCGTCAGTCAGATGCTGACGCGCGCATTCGATACACTCAAGGAGAAGCTCGGTGCGGACTACCTCGACCCGAATTAAGCAGGTCCGAATCGGACACAACTGGATGCTCGACCTGTTCCTGCGCAACGCGTTCACGATTCGTTTACGGGACGCCCTGCCCGAGGACGTGTCCGTCGTAAGCGCTTTCCACGACCCGTACACCCGTTCTCATGTGTACATCCTCTCGTCCGAGACGTGGCCCGAGGTCGCCGATGGCGACCCGATTCCCGACGCCCTGACGCCCGCCGCGTGGGAGTTCGTCCGAACGGCGCGCACCGAGGTTCCCGCGGAAGTGTGGAGCGTCGTCACGTTCTGGCCCGACGCGGACAAGTGGGAGGGCGGGGTCTACTCCAGCCGGGAGAAGGCCGAGGAGTGCGTCCAGAAGAACCGGGCGCGCCTGGAAGACATCGGGCAGATCCGGACCTCGATTCAGTGCTGGACCATCGACGAGTCGTACGCGACCAAAGAAACCTCGACCGCCATATTCCCCACCCAGGCGAAGCCGTGAACGACAATATCAAGAAACCGCACCCGCACCCGCACCCGGTCGTCGCCGCGATGGTCGAGGACGAGGTGAAGGCCCTGCGCGAGCCGAAGGAACCGATCGTCTACAAGACGCGGCGCGTCGGGCGCAACGAGAAGTGCCGGTGCGGGTCGGGGCGCAAGTTCAAACAGTGTCACCTCAACACGGTGGTCCGCCTGTGAACATTCCGTTCGACTTTACCTTTGCCGGGGCCGACAGCGCCGAGTTCTTCAAGAACGACACGCTCGCGAACAACGGGAACGCCAGCCTGAAGGCGATCACCGACGCGGGCTACACGCTGGCCGAGTGCCAGATCGTGCTGCCCGTCGCGTCCGACCTCGCCCCGTTCGTCTGGGTCACCGCGCTGAACCTGGAAGTGTCCGCCGCGTGCGTGGTGGACATCGGGTTCCTCGACGAGTCGGACGCGTTCGTCCCGCTCGACACCCACGTCTGCACGACGGTCGCCGCGGGCGGGATCAGCCGGGTCTACGGAACCGGGATCGCGCTCCCGCTGGCCATCGGCGACGAGACGTGCCGCCCGGCCCTCCGCGTCTCGGCCGCCGCGCGCGTGACCGGCCAACTCGACCTCCTCTGGAACAGGTGACCCGTGCCCACGATCCTCCTGATCGGGTGCGGCCCCGCGGCCCCCGGTGCCGGTCCGTCGGACGGGAGCGACCTCCTGCTCGAATCCCCCGCGGACTCCTTCCTCCTGCTCGAATCCGGCGATTACCTGCTCCTGGAGTAGCCCGTGGCCGACTCGAAACTTTCCGCTTTGACCGCCCTCGCCGGGAGCGCCGTCGCCGCGGGCGACCTGCTCCTGGTCTCGGACGTGTCGGCCTCGGCCTCGAAGTCGATCCGCTCGGACGAGTGCCTCGACGGTCTCTTGCGCGTGGCCGCCGCAGCCTCGTCGGTTCTCGGGCGCACTAACGATACCGTGGCCGTCCGCTTCCCCACGGGGACGCCCGGTACGGATGAAGTTCAGATTTCGCACGATGGGACGCGCGGCTACATCCAGTCGAAGGACGGGGTACTGCGCGTCCTCGCGGTGGACGGGACGATCTGGCTCGACGTTCCGGTGGACGGCTCGTCGATGACGCTGGGCCAGGGGTCCGTGCAGATCGACCGGAGTTCCGTGCGCCGACTCGTCCTCACCGACGACTCCTATCAACTTTCGTCCGCCAGCGGGGACTGGGGCGTCGCGCGAGCGGCGGCGGGCGGCGGGGCCAAGATCACGAACGGCTCGACCGGGGGCGGCACGCTGACAGTTCCCGTGTCGTCCGCGAACGCACTCACCGTCGGGGCCAACGGGACCACGAACCCGGTCCTGAACGTCATCACTAACGTCGCGTCACAGGCGGATGGAATCAGCGTTAGTGGCGGTGCGGCGGGTGCGGGGACGACGATCGCGGCACTGTCGCCAGGGTCGAACGCCCCCGTCACGGTGGTCCCAAAGGGGACCGGGTCATTTATTGTCCAACTCGCAGGTGGGACGCCGGGCACGGATGAACTGCAACTGAACTATGCCGGATCGACCGCACTGATTCGGAACATGAAGAATGGCGGGACATTCACGTTACAAGGGACACAGCAGACACTCTCCCTGACTTCGGGCGGGACGTTTGCTTTCGTCCCAAACACGAGCAATGGAACTTCCGCGTCGTTATCGTTGAACACTGCAGCTGGGTTAGCGAATCAAACGTGCTGGACGACTAGTGCAACTTACCTCGGGTTCACCAAAGGTATAGCCGTTGCAGTGAATGGTGCTGCCTCGACACCCGCTGCCGTCCTAGACGGCACGTGGTTCACAGGTGGTTCCACAACCACGACGAAGCCGCACCTGCTGATCGAACCCGCCGGCACCACATCGACCGGATGGTCTACGTCCGGCACGGGCCTCGGCGTTAACGCGCCATCGGGGTTCGCGGGGAACTTGGTTGATTTCCAAGTTGCAGCCGCGGCCAAGTTGCGGGTCACATCATCTGGCGGTGTCCTTAGTAACGCTGACGGCAACTTCGATGGCGGGGAAAACGCCTATTCTTACCGCTTTGGTGGTAACGCTGGGGCACGAACTAGTCTTGGGTGGGCTTACTATAGCTCGATTCCGCAGGTTGTATTTACTTGGGATTCAAGCACTACGCTTTTACAGTTCACCAGCAATGGTGGTGGCCCGCAGACGGTTCTCTATCAAGGTCACGCGGGGTTCACAGGTATCCGTTTAGTGGGCAAGGCCTCCCGCACGACAGCTATTATGCAGGTCCAAACTTCCGCGTCCGGTTCCCTCGGCAACGTGTCCGGCGGGTGCATCGGCGACGTGTACGCGGACGTGAGTACGACTAGCACCGACGGGACGTTCAACACGCTGCGCACCGACACGACGGTTGCAAACGCTCTGATCGCGAACGGTGACAAGATCGTCTTCGACTACACGTTGACGACAGTCAACCACCCGATGGGCACGAACGCCTTCAAGGTCGTGTTCGCCGGCATCACGATTTTCAACTCGGGCGCGCTCGCGTTCGACGCCGCGGGCACGGTGCGGATCACGGGCTACATCACGCGGAAGTCGTCCACAACGGCCCGCGCGACGATCTCGCTCGCGGTCGCGGGGTCCGCCGCCAACTTCGCGTTCAGCACGACGGCCTACGTCGCCGAGGGGACGCTCACCGGCCTCACGCTCACGGGCACGAACAACCTCGTCCTCAGCGCCTCGTCCGCGGGGGCCGACGCCGCGAGCGGGGACATCAAACTGACCCAGGCGACGATCCACATCGACGGGTTCGGGAGCTAACATGGCGCGACTGACGAAGACCGAGTTCAAGGCCCTGTCCGCGGACGCGGCCTACAGCGCGTACGACGACGCGTACGCCGGGGTCGCCGAGGCCCGGTCCGCGCAGGCGGCGGCGATCACCCAGGCGGAAAAGGACGCGGCGGACCTCGCGGCGGCCAAGACCGCTCACGAAACCGCTCTCGCCGAGGCCGTGGCGAAGGCCGTCGAGCCTCTGGGCACCGAACTAACCGCCCTCCGCGCGTCCCTGGCCGACAGCGAGGCCGCCCGGTCCGCCCTGGAAGCCGCGCGCCCCGGAGAGATCGCGGACGCCGTGGCCGCCGCCGTCGCCGAGGCGCGCGCTCCGCTCGACTCACAAATCGTGGAACTGAAAGGCCTCCTGGAGACCGTGGTCAGCGTCCCCGAGGGGCGCGCCCTGGCGAAACGGGAGCGCATCAAAGCCGTGGAAGCCGCGAAACTCGCGGCGGTCGAAGCCCAGGCACGGGCGGACGCGGAACTGGCCGAACTTAACAAGTAACGGGGGACGGATCGCATGTTACGATTGGAAGAACTCGGGCACCGGGTGCTGCCCTCGGTCACGACCCTGGCCGAGATCCTGCCGCACTACGACGCGGCGCTCTACCAGCGCCCGATGCCGGACGTGCCCGCGGACCAGATCCTCGTGGCGGGGGCCGACCTGGACCCGTCCGACGTTACGTCCGAGATCTACGACGTGTTCGCGGCCCACGGTGCGGGGAACGCGGCCCGGATCGTGATCCACGACACCAGGACCGGGGAGAACGTCGCCGACTTCTTCGCGTACGAGGAGTCGTTCCGCGGCGGGGTCGAGAGCATCACCGTGATCGGGCCGACCCTGTACGTCTCGGCCGGTCCGACGGGCGGGGCACGAATCGTGGCGATCGACCTGCGGGACCAGTCGATCACGTCGTTCCTGGCCCCCGGCTTCGGCGAGGACTGGCGCGGCGGACTCCAACTGTCGGTCGCCGACATCGACCACGTCAACGGGACCGAGTCCCCGCTCGGGGCCGAGGAACTGCTGATCCTGGGCGCGTCGCCGGGCGGGGCACCGATCGTGTCGTTCGCGAACCCGGACGGGTCGCAGGCGAAGCGGCCGTTCTTCATGGACGACCCGGCCGACCGCGAGAAGGTGTACGAGTTCGCGCCCGCGATGGTCGGGGTCCAACTGGACTACCGCGACGGGGCACCGGTGATGGGCTTCTGCGTGCAGGTCAAGGGTGCGCTCCCGGACGCCGAGGGCAAGCGCCACGACACCAAGTCGTTCACGTTCGACGGCGAACTCGTCCCGGACGCCGGTTCGTACCTGGGGGTATTCGTCGGATGATCGTCGAGCACAAGAAACTGTTCGAGACCGAGTTCGAGTACAACGACGTGGGTACCCTCCGGCCCACCGCGCGGAAGATCCTCGAACGGCTCAAGGCCCGCGGGGAGACGATCGTGATCGGCGGCCCGATCACCGAGACGCGGGCGGGCCGGGTCGCCCTGCTGTCCGCGCTGTACGACCACGACCTCCCGTTCGACGAGATCCTCAATGCGTAAGTACGCGCCCGACGTTCTGGCCCTGCGCGCCCAGGGGAAGACGTACCCGGAGATCGGGTCCGCCCTGGGCCTTTCGCCGAGTCAGGTGCGGGAGGCGATCGACGAGGCGACGGCCGAGACGCGCGAGAGAATCTCGGAGTTGGCCGACGAGCGCATGGTGACGGCGGACGCCCGGATCGAGTGGTTGTTGGACAAGGTCAGTAAGTTAATCGCGGAGGACCAGGGGTTCGATGAGAAAAAGTACAAAGTCGCCATTGCGCTCCTCGAACGACAAGCGCGCCTCCTCGGGTACGACCGGCGAACCGAACCCGGAGCCATCGGCGGGAACTGGCTCGACGGACAGCCGCCGAGCAAACTCCGGCAGATCGCGGACGACCTCGGCCTCAAGCTGCCCGACGCCTTCGGCAAGCGACCTCCAGGCGCTCAAGGATAGCTTCTTCCTGGCCTCCATGCACCCGCTCGCCTCGACCGCGGTGGTGCAGGGCGTCCGTGCCCTGTTCGCGTCACTCGATCGGGAAGACCTCGTCGCCGTCTGGGATTCCCTCCTCTAACAGGCGGACGAGGCACCGCGGCCCGAAGTCGTGCAGGTAATCGACCACGACTTCGGGCACTTTCGTTCTCCGGGCCTCGCGGCACACGGCCCAGAACTCGCGGGGCAGGGACCACGGAACGGAACGGTAGAATCCGAAGTACGCCCCCGCGCTATCGTAGATCACGTTCGGGCTTTTGAACACGATTAGTCGCCCCGGCGCTCGACCCCGCCAGAACTCCAGCCGGATCGAACTCCACGGCCCGACCCGTTGGCACCCGTAGACCGACCACAAAACGTGGTCCCCCTTGTGGTCGGTCCAGCGGATGTCGAGGCCCCAGCCGGAATGAACCCGGTTAGTTCTCGCCAATTTCACGGATCACCCTCCTCCCGCCGTTCGTGTGGAAGAACGTCGGCCCGTTGTCGGGTGACGACCGTTTGAGTTCACCGTTCGGGTGCGGCTTCGGCTCGGGTCGGTCCACCCAGTAGTCGATTTGCTCCTGGTGCCACTTGTCGGACCGCAGGGCGAACGACGGATCCCACGGGATCCCCAGGGTCGCCAGGAGATCCTTGAACTCGGTAGCCTTGACGCTCAGAGACATAACAACTCCTTCACGAGGGACTCGAAACGGGGAAACTCTTCCAGCAGACAGTCGAGGAGCATCTCCGGCGGGCCGCCGTCGAAAACGCCCCGGAACACCCGCCACACGACACTACTCGGTGGAATCGCGGCGATCCCGAACCGCCCCGCCTCCGGGAGGAACCAAATGGCCGGGTCGTCGTACCGATCGGACCAACGGTTGAGCACGAGTTTGTGCCGCCCGTCGGGACCGTGATAACACCTCAAATTCCGGTCGTCGCGGTGTTCTTGAATTAACATGGTGTCATCCTAGCACAACCAGAGACCGATACGATGTCGGTAGTGGAAAAAATCCGGGCGGCCGAGAACCTGATTCGCGAGATCGCCCGGTCGAGTCTGAGCAGCTACCTCAACGTGGTGACCATCAACCGCGCGATCGGCCCCGCCCGGTTCGGCGACGTGGCCGAGCCGTGGCAAATCGAGTTGCTCGGGCCGAAGATCCCCGCCATCGAACACCTCGCGGGTTTCGGGCGCGGATACCGCGGGCCGACGAGTTTCCTCTCCGTCCTCGCACGAGGGCACGATAAGTCGAGCCTCGAAGGGCGGATCGCTTCGTGGCTGCTGTTCGCGAGCAAGCGCCAGATCCACGGGTACATCCTCGCGTCGGACAAGGACCAGGGACAACTGATCCTCCAGGCGATGGAGGACGAGTACAAGCTGAACCACTGGATGGACGGGCACCTGACGTTCCGGAAGAACACGGTGACCGGCCAGGGCGGGTTCATCGAGGTTCTCCCCGCGGACGCGGCCAGCGCGTACGGGTTACGCGGCAACCTCTACATCGCGGACGAGTTCACGCACTGGAAGAACGACCGGATGTGGACCGCGGTCCTGTCCGGGCGCGAGAAGATCCCCGGATCCCTGCTCATCGTCTTGTCGAACGCGGGCCTCCGGGACTCGTGGCAGCACAAGGTGCGCCTCCTCGCCGAGGACGACCCCGACTGGGTGCTGTTCGAGCGGCCGGGGCAGTTGGCGACCTGGATGGACAAGGCGCGCGTAGACAAGCTCCGGCTCCGGATGCCCCCGAGCGAGGGGGATCGGCTGTTCGACAACGTCTGGGTGGACCCCGCCGCCGACCTGGACTACTTGCGCCGCCCCGAGGTCCGCGCGTGCGGCGACCTGGGCGAGCGGCTCGGCCTCCGGTACAAGGTGCTGCGCGAGCCGACCGTGACGAACTACGTCGCGGCCCTGGACTACGCCCCGCGCAAGGACCGGACCGTGTTCTGCGTCCTCCACCAGGACGCGACCGGCCTCATCCGGATCGACCGCATGGACGTGTGGCAGGGGAGCGGGGACGATCCCGTCAGCATCCGCCGCGTCGAGGACCACGTCCGTGCCCTGCACAAGGACTTCCGCCCGAAGTTGTGGGTCGTGGACCCGTACCAGATGGCGGGCACGATTGAGAATCTCCAGGCGTCCGGGATCAACGTGGAAGCCTGGGCCGCGCGATCGGGCCAAGCGAACTACGAGGCCGCCCAGTGGCTCCGGCAACGAATCGTGAACCGCACGGTCGCGTGGCCCCAGGACGCCGAGTTGGAGAACGAACTCGCGTCCCTGCGCGTGAAGCGGATGTCCTACGGGTTCCGGTTCGACCACGAGACGCAGAAGCACGACGACCGGGCCGTGGCGCTGTGCATGGCGGGTGTCCGGGCCGGCGACTTCCCGGACGAGGGGCCGCCTATTTCCGTTCGACCTCTCGGTTCGCGGTTATGAACGGGGCCAGGAATGTTTCGTGTTCGGGGAAGGCGTCGAGCAACCAGTCGAACAATGGGTCGAAGTTGCCGTGCTGGGCGACCCCAGCGGCCAGAGCGAACGCGAGGCCGTCGTGTAGTCGTACGGCGGCCGGGAGAGTGGCTGGATAGCACTGTAGCCGAACGTCCCGCTTCGTTATCCAAGTGTACCCGCGGCCCCGACGACCCTCGTCGAAGTACAGGCAGTAGGCGACCCCAGATGCCCCGTCGAAGTCTCGGTAGAACGTCACACGCGTTGTGGTCACTTCGGGTCTCCCGGCCAGAGGTACATCTCCAGCAGATCCCCGCACGGCGGGTAGACCTCTTGGAGTTTGTCGAGTAGGGGTTCGAGGTAGTTGTCCGCTACGCACCCGATGGCCAAGTCGAACACCGCGGTCGTCGGGTGGTACAGGGTGTTCCCCCGGATACCGAACAGAACCCCGCCCCGTCCCACGATGATCCGAAGGTCGTGGAGGTGCGGGCCGAGCAATCTGATATCGACCTCGTCGTGCCCGTACGTCGAATAGTGTGCAATCATGCTCATCCTCCCGGACGTGAGACAGGTTTCGGACTACGACTGCGGGGACGCCGCCCTCGCGTGCGCGTTCAAGTTCTTCGGCCGGTCCCCGCCCCCGCCCGTGGCGAACCCGATGGACGGGGCCGAGCCGCGGGACGTGGAGCGGGCGCTGTGGACCGCCGGGTTCTCCTGTCAAAGCGGGACAATGGACGCCGCGGACCTGAAGCACCACGCGGCCCGTGGTCGCCCGGTCTTGTGTCTGCTCGCGGGACACTGGGTCGTGTCCGCCGGGGTCCACCGGAATTACGTCCACTTCCAGGATCCCGAGCGCGGTGCGTGTAAGGAAAAGGCCGCGACCTTCCTTCCACGCTGGGTCAACGACACCTACGGTCAGGGTGCCCCGTGGGTCCGCTGGGCTATTGCGGTCAGCGGACCGCTTCAAGGAATGCGGTGACGAAGGGTTCGGCCCGCGGGAACGTCTCCATCAGCATATCGAGGAGAGGTTCGACCGGCCCGACCGTGTGAAAAATCCCTTTCGCCAGGGGTCGTAGAGGGTTCCGATTCATCTTCTGCGAGTGGTTCCCGTCGTGACACCAGAAGAGTAACCGGGCCGGTAGGAGCCGAACGCGGAGGACGCACTTCGGGTAGTCGAATATATGAAACGCGTATGTTACCTGGGTCGTGCGGACCAGCGACGCTTTACACGAGGTTTCGTTACCGGACCAGACGACCTCAACGGATCGCGGCTTCGTCCCGAACCTGATGTATCCGTGTTTGACCGTGGTTATCATCGTTGCTCCATGTACGCGGCGGCGATCTCCCCGAACGGCGGGTAGACTTCTTGGAGTTTGTCCAGCAGCGGATCGACGATCGAGTGCGGGTCGGCGAGGAGACCGTTGCACAGGGCGACCAACTCGGAATCTCGGGTGACCCACTCGACCTTCGAACTTCCCATGTGACCCACGGACAGGTCGCCCTTCGGCCCGATGACCAGTTGCCGGACCGGGCACCGGGACCGGGCGGTCAGGTGCGGCGGCAGGTGCGGCGGCAGGTGGTCGCACCAGACGTATAAGTTCCCCGCGTATTCGTGGTACTGTGCCGACAGGACGATTCTCGGTTTATTGCCCCAGGCGCGTCTCATCCGGCGTCCTCCATAATTCGTGCGATCACTCGCGGTAGATCTGGGTGGTCGCAGATCTCCATCAGGTAATCCAGGAGCGGGGCGACCGGCCCGTTCGTCGCGAGGATCCCGTTGGCGATCCGGTATCCGAGACCGCCGTCGGAAACCCGATCGTAGTCATAATACGATCTGCACAACTCCGTACCCGTTCGGCAGAACCGGAAGCGGTCCCAGATACGATCCCGGACGAACAGGACGATCCGCCCACCCTCGCCCTGATCCACCTTTTCGCACTCATCCAGAACGTGCCGCCCGAAGCGGATCTTCCGGTACATCACGCTCGGCCCTCCAGGAAGCCCACGATCCAGTCGGTGAACCGCGGGTCGATGTCCATCAACTCGTCCAGCAGCGGCTCGATCGGACCCCTCGTGTGGAAGATCCCGCGGGCCAGGGCGTACACATCGGGCCGCCGGGTTTTCTTCGCTTCGTCGTCCCACGTTCTGGTCGCGACGACGCCGTCCGGATTGAAATCGGCCCTGATAGGCCATCCGGACCGACCCTGGTCCGGCCACGAGAACAGGACGATCGTCCCGTCCGTGCGGTAGTCAACGTCGAGTTCCACTTCCCGGCCGCCCGCGGTCGTGTAGTGGAGTTCGGTGCCGTACAGTAGGTTGGTTTTCATACCGGTCATCTTACGCACCACGGGTTATAAAATCCAGGTCGCTAGCCCGAATACTTCACGCACTTCCACCGGGGCGATCGCCGTCGGTTCGCGCGACCCCGGACCCAAAAGCCGGGGTCGCGCCGTATCATGACCGAATGGACCCAGTTCACCGAGTTCGGCGGGCCGCTCCCGGCCGCCCGCCCCGTCGAACCGCAGGGCCAGCCGCGCGGCGACGCCCACTACCCGGTCCCGCACAAGGCCCAGTTCGCCGGCCTCGCGACGAACCCGGCGCACTCGTACCTAGCGACGTTCGACGAGGCCGTCTGGTCCTCGCGCGAGAACGCGTACCGGATGCGCCTCGATCCCGTGATCGACGCGTGCATGAGGCTCCGGGCGTACCCGACGGCCCTCTTGACCTCGCACGTCGTCCCGGACGACCCGGAGGACGAGTTCGAGGTCCAGTGCGCGGAGAAGGCCCAGGCGCTCCTGTCCCGGATGCCACGATTCGTGTTCATGAAGCGGTGGCTCCTCGAAGGGATCTTCGTCGGCCGGTCGGCGATCAAGACGCGCTGGCAGTGGGTCAACAAGCACGACAAACTGTGGATGCTCCCGACCGCGTTCGAGCCGGTCGCCGGGGACAAGCTGGTGTTCCGGCTCGACGGTGCCGTCGGGATCCGGGTCGGCGCTCAGTTCCACGGCCCGACCGAGATGGCCGACTGGTCCCGCGTGTACTACCTGACGCCCGAGGAGCGCGAGCAACTCGTCCTGCACCAGTTCGAGCCGAGCGACTCGGACTTCTTCCGCCCCCAGACGGCGGGCGCGATCTACGGCCTCGGCCTCCGGGACAAGTTGTACTGGCTCTGGGCGCTGAAGGTCCGCGTCTGGGGAATGGGAATGGACTTCCTCCAGTGGTTCGCGAAGGGCGTCACCGCGTACTACTTCGAGCACGGGAACAACGCCCACTACGAGGCCGTCCGCGCGTGGTGCGAGGGCCAGGACGGGTCGAGCGCGATCCTGTTCCCGCGCATGAAGGACGGCGGGCCGGGGTATAAGCCGATCGAGCGGTTCGAGGCCTCGACCGCGTCCCCGGCGTTCATCCAGCAACTCATTACCGCGTACTTCGACGACCTGATCCGGCAGATCATCGTCGGGCAGACGTTGACGAGCGGAACCGCCCCCACGGGCCTCGGGTCGGGCGTCGCGGCGGCGCACCAGACGACGTTCGACCAGATCGTCAAGTACGACTCGGTGGCCCTCGGGGAGACGATTTCGACCGACCTCCTCGGGCCGTTTTACCGTGCCAACTGGCCGGGCGTTACGCCCGGACACTGGGTGCTCGACATCGATAACCCGAACGCCCAGCAGATGATCGAGTCCGCCCAGACGATCTACCAAATGGGCGGGGCGATTAACGAGGACGCCCTGTTGGAGTCCGCGGGCCTCCCCCCGGTCGAACCGGGCGACACGATCCTGTCGAACATCCAGCCGATGCAACCGGCCTCGGCCGACCAGCCGGTTACCGGCGTCCCGGAGCAGGTGCCCCCGGCCCAGGGTCCGGTCCAGATGTCGCGCCAGCGGTACGGGGAAATAGTCAGGGCCGCACGGAGTAGCCCCCGCACGGCCCTGTGGCTCGGTCAGAATCTCGGTCGGATCAGATTACGCTGATACCGAGTAGGACGAGGACGCCGAGTAGTAGCCAGACGGCGACCCAGGGGTTCGGACGGTCCCGAATCATGACCGGCCCTCCCCGAAGAACTCGGCCGGAATCGAACTCAGCCGTTCGGCCGCCCCCGAGTCGCCGTGAAGGACGACGTGCCGCACCGGGGCACCACCCTCGAACCGCCAGATGTCGAAGCCGTAGACCGAGTTCGGACAGTCCCGACCGCACAGGTTCAGGAGGTAGCCGGGGAGGACGGGGAACGCGTCCGGGGCCTCGAACGTGATGTCCTGGGACCGCTCGACCTCCGCGATGTGCTCCCGGACCTCGAACTCAGAGTCGCACAGTTTTGCCGGGAGGTCGTCCCGCGAGGTCGCGATCGTCACGAGGTACTGGACGCGGGGGCCGGGCGGCTCGATCACGATCCGATCACCGAGGGCGGCCCGGCGGGTCGGGTGGTTGACCTCGTCGGCGAAGAGGTTGAAGTACCCTTCGATCCCCTCGTCGCAGTCCCCGTCCAGGTAGACGTGGGCGATCCCGTGCGTGTTCTTCAGCGTGTTCACTTCGTGGTCTCCGTGTAGGTTTCTTGGACGACACCGTCGTGGACTTCGTAGACCCGGTAGCGTCCGGGCCTCTGGTGCGACAGGAAGGCGTCAACGCCGTGGGGCGTTCGCCAGATCCGGAGGGGAACGGTCTCCCCTCCTTCGACGCGGACGATCAGGAATCGCGTGGTCACGGGGTCTCCTTCGGGGGCACGGGCAGCGGAATCACCGCGAGATACGACTCGCGGAACAGCCGCCACACGCGGAGGACGGGGACGCCGTCCCGGACGCCGATCTCGAACTCCAACTCGCGTAGGTAGTCGTCGAGAACGTCTTTGATGGTCGAAGCGTCCATTACGCGTCCTCCTTCTTGTACTTGTTCAGGACGTTCCACAGGGCCTTGTCCCCGCACTTCCCGGCGAACCAGTCGGACAGGCGGGACAGCAACTCGCCGTGCGTCTGGTCCGCGTTGGCCGCCGCGTCCGCCACGAAGTCCTTGAAGTCGGCCACGGTCCGCTTCCCGGTGTCCGAGGTCTTCCGCACGGCCCGCGTGGTGACCTCCTCGCCGGCCTCGATCTTCGCCAGGAACTCCGTCTGCTTGTCCTCGGGCAGGGCCGCGACCTTGACCGCCGCGTCCAGGCTGATTTTCCCCGCGTGGTTCGCGGCCTTCACCGGCTCCGGGGCGGCCAGGAGCTTCTTCAGGGCCGCCACCCGGTTCGTGTTCGTGTACCCGTACTTCTTCGCGATCTCGGTGTCGTTCAGGTTCCGCTCGCGGCGGTACACGTCCTGGGCCAGGGCTTCTTGGAGGTCGGTCGCGTCGTGCCGCTCCTGGTTCTCGGTGACCCCGCGGTCGAACGCCTCCTCTTCGCTGATGTCCTCGACCGCGACCCACAGGCGGGCGTCCGGGTTCGGCGGGTAAGTGACCCCGTCGTACTCGAAGCCGGAGAGGATCAGCTTCACGGCCCGGTGCCGGGTGTTGCCCGAGGTCGTGACGAGCCGCTTCTCGGCGTCCCGGCGGCACGACACCGGCTGGATCTGGCCCTCGGCGACGATGCTCGCCGCCCGCTGCCGGTCGAGGGCGTCCTGGTTCGGGGCGGGCACGATTCGTGAGTCCCGCCCGGTCAGCACGTCGTCCGGGTGGACGCGGAAGGTGTCCTGGCGGGCGAACTTGTTCTCGGTCGTGATCTTGGCGGCCATAGCAGTAACTCCTGGGAACTGGGTGAGAACGGAGTCTACCACGAAGTGTGGCAGACTCGGAGGTCGGTAGCGGACGATTACCCGTGGACCTCGGCGACGGGGACGCCGCCGCGGTAGAGGGTGGTGACGAAGCGGGACTTCCGGCGAGCCTCGTAGCCCCAGTGGATGGCGAAGTCGATCACTTGGGCCAGAGTCATCCGGCGGTAGTCGTACAGTTGGCCGGTCCAGGACACGTTGTACACGTCGTAGGTCATCGTTCTCTCCGTGTGCGTCGTTGGGCGACACGAGCAATATACGCGGCCACGATTCGTGGATCAAGGGCCGTAGGAGATTTTCCAAAATGCCGCACGACCCCCTCGCCGTCGCCCGGTCCTACATGGCCGCCCGCGGCGTCCCGTTCGACGAGTCGGCCAGTACGCTCGTCCCGGACCCGGCGAAATCGCGGGAGACCGCCGCCCTGTACGAGAAGATGAAGCACTCGCCGAATAACCCGAAAGTCCGGCGGGCGTACGCGGCCCTGGCCCGCGAGACGAAGGCCCAGTTCCTGCACGCGAAGGCCAACGGAATGGTCTTCGAGCCGTGGACCCGCGGGGGCCAGCCGTACACCGACTCGGACCACATGCGGGCCGACGTGCGGGAGAACGGGCACCTGCACTACTTCCCGACGGACGACGGGTTCGGGGCCGACGGTAAGGACTTCTCGGACCACCCGCTGTACCAGACGGACCCGGAGACCGGCCTCAAGTACAACGACATGTTCCGCGCGGTCCACGACTACTTCGCGCACGCGGTCCACCCGCACCAGTTCGGGCCGAAGGGCGAGATGCGCGCGTGGCACGAGCACGCGAAGATGTTCTCCCCGCTCGCCCGGCTCGCGATGACCGCGGAGACCCACGGTCAGAATTCGTGGGTCAACTTCGGGCCGCACTCGCACCTCCCGGTCAAGGACCGACCGTACGCCGACCAGAAGGCCACTCTGATGCCCGTCACGCAGCACCCGGTGAAACTCGCCCGCCCCGCCGAGAAACCGGGGATCTTCGGCCGCTTCAAGGCCATGTTCGGCGGGACGAAACCGCCCGAGGGCCGGAGCGAGTACGACGGGATCGTCCACACGGGCCGTAAAGGGAAGACCATCGACCCGGACGGGTACGCAAAGGTCGTGGCTGAGCGCTCGGCCATCGCCCAGGCGCTCCAGCGCCTGGGGTCGCAGACGCTCCGCACCGACCCGGCCAAGCACCGGGAGAAGGTGAACCTGTACACCGACGCCGCCGCGTGGCTCCACGAGAAGGACTTTGAGGGTCTCCGGCCGATCCTGGACCACTACCGGAAAGCGGCGAACCAACTGAACGCCCCGGACGTGGTGAACCCGCAGCCGGACAAGGCGAAACTCGGTGAGTTCCCGGAGCCGCCGAACCCGACGACGCACTACACGGTCCCGAACATCGGTCCGGCCGGGAAGGATCTCACGGACGCCGCGGTCCCGCTGGTCCGGGCCATCGACCGGATCTTCGCGGCGACCCGGCCGGGCCACGTCGCCCTGGACGACGCCCGCGCGCCGGACCCGAGCACGCTCGCCGACGAGAAGGAGATGCGGACCAATAAGCCGAAGAAGCCGGACGAGGTCGTGCCGACGATCAAGGCCCCGAAGAACGACGGGTTCGCGATCGGCCTCGCGGACATGCGGAAGTTCAAGAAGGAGTTGCGCGAGAAGCCGCCGGAGACCGCGGACGGAATCGATTTCGACCCGGCCGCGACTCCGGAGGGCGACAAGATCCCCCTCGTGAACTATCCGGGCGAGATCGGGCCGACCGGCGATCGGTGGTACGACATCCACAAGATGGTGACCGCAGGGCACGGCCGGGAGAAGATCCTCCAACATTTGCGGGACAAGTTCGCGCTGTCCCCGGCGAACGCGAACGCGACCCTGAACCGCTACCGGAAGAACGCGGAGAAGACTCGCACGACCCCGAGGAAGGGGAACATCAAGTTCTCGCGTGGGTGGTATCCGAGTATCAGGAAAGACATGGGCGGGGCGTACTTCAACCTCTTGAAGGAACACAAGGAGGCGGCCAAGAAATCGCGGAAGAAACTGAAACCGGATCCCTGGGAGACGTTCCACAAGGACGTGTTCTGGAGCGCGCTGACGGACAAACTTCTCGAACACGGCGACCCGCGGGCCGAGATTTTCCGCCAAAACCACACGGTCGCGGGGTCGCACAAGGAAATCGAACGGCAACTCGGGCCAGGGGCGACGGAAGACTGGCACCACTGGTTCGCGATGCCGGACAGCATTCGGTTGCACATCCACCAGCACCGGAGCGCGGACGGGACGCGGGTACTCCACCGGGTCGGCCTCGGCGGGGAGGACGAGGGGTCGAACTACGCCGTCTTCTCCCCCGAGCAGACGCGCCAGTTCATCGACGACCTACCCGAAGCGAGCCAGCGCCAGCGGGTCAGCGAGGCGACCAAGTTGTCCCGGAAGGTCTCGGCCGACCAGATCACCAAGAACGCGGACGCGCAGATCGGCGGGAGCCGGTTCGCGTACCACCTCGCCCAGATCGCGAACGAGTTCGAGAAGGTGGACCCGGTCCTCGCGCGCATGGCGAAGCACGCGCTCACCCTGAGTCACCGCTTCAAGGTGGACCCGCGGACCCCGCTGGACCGGACCGACTATGACAAGCACCGCGGGATCTACGACCGGATCGGGCAGCGCCTGAAGGCCCACGTCGCCGGGGCCGCGGACGCCGAGCACAAGGCGGCGGCGAAGGCCCTGCGCGCCGAGTCCCCGGCCACAGGGTCCGACTACGACCTCGCGGTCCGGGCTACCCCGGCCCAGAAGTTGGCGGTCGCGGCGGCCGTGCAGAAGTCCCGGACCACGGCCAACGGGTCGGTGGACCCGAAGGAGATCATGGCCGAGCACCGGGTGCGCGCGGCGGCCCGGCACTTCGCCGACGCGTACAACTGGGACCGGGTCGAGGACGGCCTCAGCCTGGACCGGCACGTCGCGAACTTCTTGGAAAAAAATCTCACGGGGCACACGGACACGGACGACCTGCACGAGAAGGCGGCCCGCTCGTTCGACCTGTACCGCGGGGCCGCGAAGAACCGGGCACCCGAGTGGCACCAGAAGTTTTGGGACAAACTCAAGACCCACGTCCGCGAGCAGACGGGGAAGAACTACGGGGCCGACCGGCTCAACGAATCGTTGGCCCGCTTGTCCGACCGGGCCGTCGAGAGGCGCGAGGTCGGGTCCGACGGGTGGCAGAACGGGCACGGGTGGCTCGGGGCCTCGAAGCACATGAAGTTCCGCCGGGAGGAGGTCTCGTATGCCGCTCGTTGATATTCACCCGTTCCGCCAACACCTCCAGCGGGCGTACGACGACGCCCCCAACGGGGAGGGCTTCTTGCCCGCGTACCACGGGGCGTTCGACCACGACGTTTTCGCGGACCACCTGGAGGACCACGGCGACCCGCGGGCCGATCTCGTGCGGGAGCGCTGGCGGGGTCCGGGCCAGGGCGTCCACCCGTTCCTCGGGGCGAGCAAAGCCGCGGGCGGGGGTACGCCCGGTCACTCGACACACGCGGGGTCGCACACGCTCCCGGACGGGTCGCAACTCACCGTCGCGCGCTACGAGGGTCCGGGCGGGGCGCACTGGGGCGCGTCCTGGGACGTAGGGGACGGAAAGGGGACGGCGGACAGCGTCCCGACCTACCAGCGAGCGTTCACCGAGGACGAGTTCCGCGGCTGGGTCGGCCGGTTCGGAAAGGAACACGCGACGAACATCATCAAGGCTGTGAAGCCGCAGTCGAAGGGGGTCAAGAAGGTCCGCTGGAAGTTCGCCGCCGACCGGCGACCGGGGCGCGCCGCCGCCGTCCGCGAGGTCGGGTCCGCGAACCACGAGGCCCGGACCCGGATCGCGCGCGAGATCCTCCGGGAGGCCGGACTGTCCCCCGCGGTCGTCCGGGCGGCCCTGGCCCACGAGGGCGACCGCTCGGTCCCCGGCGTCGTCCAGGTGCTCATAAAACGGGTCGATCCCGCGCGGATCCGGTACGCCGCCGCGTGGTACGGGCTACTGAGTAACTCCCCCGCGGTCACCGTGTTCCACCCGACCGACGGCGGCGAGGACACGCTCCACGTTATAAGTTCCCCGCACCCGGCCGAACACATTGCGGGGTACTTGCGGCGACTCGGCGTCCCCAAGTTCGCGACCGAGTCGCACGGGGCGGGGACGCGCGCGTACGTCTACGACCCCGGCAGCAAAATGAACCTCACGAACGCGATCGGGGGCCTAGATGCCAGCCATTCAGCCGTCCGCGGGACAGGGTTCCGGCTCGGTGGTGGTCCGGGTGCCGGTTCCACAGCCGGTTCCGCCGCCGCCCGCGCCACCTACCGCGACACCATCTCCGACTACGAGCGCGCCTAGCGCCCGCCCGACCGCGTTCATCCTCCCCGGTTGAGGTCCACGAATCATGGCCCGGATGAAGGCCCCCGCCGGGGGAATTATTACGAACGATACGTTCCAGCAGGGCGGGCGGTTCCTCCCGCGCGCCCTGGGGAAGATCCGGGACGTGGTGGCGCGGAAGCGGGCGAAGAAGTTGGCCCGCGCCGGACAGCGCCCGTTCAAACTGGCCCGCCCCGGTCCGGACCCCGTTGACGTGACGATCAAGGCCCCGGAAGGGGTCGCGGACCGGGCATTGACCCTGGACGAACTGAAGCAAATCGAGAACTCGTTCCAACTGCCCGAGAAGCACCGGCTCAGTTCCAAAGTAATCCCGAAGGTCAAGAAGGGAAAGCGGGTGTTCGAGGCCGCGGTCCAGGTCGGGAAAAACGGGCAGATCCAGGTCAAGACCAACCACGTCGCCCAGTTTTTCGACGCCATCCACAAGACCCTCGTCCCCGACCGCCGGTCCCTGCGCCGGGTGTTGAACGGTCCGTACTCCGACCCGGTGAAGACCGCGCACCTCGTGTTGAACCTCGGGGCGGACCTCGACCGGGCGGGAAAAGAGTCGGGCGGGTCCGGCGGGATCAACTGGTACACGGACAAGATCCGGGAGTTCGACGACCTGACGCGCGCGTACCTTGGTCGGCCCCTACTCGACGACGCGACCCACGCTCGGGTCCGGGACGCGATCGCGGCCGGGCGGCACGCGGACGTTCCCGGCATCATCCGCGGCACCGGCGGGGCGGACCTACCCGAGAGCACCCACGGCCTCTTCAAGGCCCTCCTCGCGTTTACGAGTGGGGCGCAGAACCCCGTCGCGAACACGGCGGTCGCGACCAAGATGTACCGGGCGGGCCAGCGGGCGGCCCCCGCCGGGGCCGACCCGCTCTTACACATTCCGGAATACAACCACGAGGACTTGGCGAACTGGCTCGCCGCCTCGAAGGTTGCGCCCCCGCCGACGAACCCCGACGAACTCGTACGGTGGGTGCTGCACCACGGTGCCGAGCCGCACTACAAAACCCGCGAGGTCCAGTACGTCCATCGACCGGGCCACGATGACCACGGAAAAGCCCTGAAGTACCAAGCGGCGGAACCTCAGTACGACGAAAACGACGAGGTCGTCCCCGGTACGAGCAAGAAGCGCTGGGTGCCGTTCGGAGACGCAAAAACGATCGACAGCCTGTACCGAAAACACTCGGGTCACGTCAAAAAACTCGCCGTCCCCATCCTCTCCGAATCGGGTGCCCTCCAACCGAAGAACTGGACGGTCCGCGGGGAGGCCGTGGTCCGGGCGCTCGACCGCTTCAAGCGGATCATCAAACACGTCGGCGGGGACCACGGGAAGGCCCTGACGTGGTTGATGGCCGAGCACCCGATCGAGGAGATCACGAAGGTTACGGGAGCGGAGCCGGACGCGGGCTACTACCCGGCGGGAACCAAAACGATTCCCGGCGCGTTCACGTTCGGGCCGAAGTTCGGTCCCTTCTTCTTGAACCTCCTGATCCCCGACCACCCGGAACTCGCGAAGCACCTGACGGCCGACATGTGGTGGGCGCGGACGTGGCAGCGCTACCTCGGCCGGACGTACGGGAAAAAGAAGGTGGCGAGCGGCCCCACGTCGTCCGCCGAGCGCCGGGCCATGTGGGAGGCGGCGAAGACGGTCGCCGGGAAACACGGTCTCACGGTCGCCGCGCTCCAGGCGGCCTTGTGGTATCACGAGCAGAACCTGTGGCGCTTATTCGGCGCGAAGAACGCGTCGTACGACTACAGCCACGGGATCCGGGACGCGATCAAGAAGAAACTGTCGCGTGCGGACCTGCGGCCGTTCCACGCGAGCTTACAAGAAGGTCGGGGCGTAAATACCCCGGCGGACCGGGCGGCGCTCGGGGCCATCGCCGACTACCTCGCCGAACACGGCGACCCGCGGGAAGACCTCGTGCGTCCGACCGCCGAACACGGGGAGCAACACGACAAACGCAATGAGAGCGTCAAGCGCTCGGACTTCCACGAGACCGGGCGCATGGTCGGCGCGCGGCACACGTTCCCCGACGGCACTCTGCTCGACTTGGACACTTTCGGTCGGAACAAACAGATTCACCATCTGTACTTCGACGTAGACCCCGGAGGGTATCACCCGATGCCCTTGACCTTCATGGAACCGGCCGAACTCCACGCGTGGCTCGCCCGGTTCCCCGAGGAGGAGCGGGCGAAGATGTACAAGAACCTCAAACTCCAGGCTCCCAAGTGACCCCGCACCCGCAACGAATCGTGGACAACTTGAAGGCCCAGGGGCGGATGCCGGGGCCGAGCGCCTTCGCCGCGCCGGGCGGGGACTACTTCGTGTTCGCGTCCCCGAGCGAGCGCGAGGGATCGAAGCACGCGGACATGGCGGCCCTCGAACCGCTCGTGGACTACGCGCGGGCGCACCCGGCGGTCGAGGACGTGGACCCCGGCGTCGGGTACTGGGCCGACGGGAAGGAGGAGTCGGGCCTCGCGTGGGTCCGGTCCGCCGCCGACGTGCCGCGGGTCGCTGCCGACCTGCGGGACCGGTTCAACCAGAAAGCCACGATCGGGTTCGCGCAGGGTCTTGGCGACGACGCGGCCCACATCCTCCGCGTTCGCGAGACCGACCCGGACAAGGTCCACGCGGACCTGTCGCGGCACGGGGTCGAGTACAAGACCGTGGTCCCCGGCCCGCACGGGGCGACCGTGTACGTCCTGGACTCGGGGCGCGTCCTGTCCGCCCCGGTCCGCGCGTACGCGAATGAGGTCGGGGCGCACCTGGATACAATTCCAGGCACCGTTCACTTCGAGGGCGGTGACGAGCGGCCGAGACCGACGAAGGGCACGTCGGTCAAACTGTCCCTGAAGGAGTCGATCAACAAGGCCCGGCGCGAGGGTGACCAATTCGTCAAAGAGATCGGGTCGGCCGGATCTCCGTACGCGGAGCACGCGGCGGCCCGAGTCTTCTCCGCGATCGGCCTCCCGCACTTGCCTATCGATTTGGACGGTGAGAAGATCCGCGCGCCGTGGACCGACGGCCTCGTGAGCGCCTCGGACAACCACCAAGCGTTCCGGCGGCACGTCCGCGACACCGACCGGATCGGGGCACTGACCCTCGGTGAATGGTTGGTCGGGGCCGGGGACCGGATCGGGCGGAACTACCAAACGCACGACGACCTCGGCCTAATCGGGAACGATTACGGCCACGCGTTCCACCCTCTCACCGACCAGTGGCCCGACTTCCGGGACGCCAAGCGGACGGGAAAAAATCCGCCGGTCGAGAGTTATAAATCGCTCGCTTCGTCGCCGAATAAGTGGGCAGAGTATCACCCGCACGTCTCCGCTCTCCCCGGCCTACTCAGGCACCTGGGACTTTCCCGCGAAGAGTACCACGACATCCGAGTACCCGGCGCGGCCGTAGAAGCCGCACTGAAGAACTCCGACGCCCTGGTGACCGCGGCCCGCGACGCAACGCGAGACCTGCCGGAGGACGAGCGCGCCCTGGCCGCCGAAGCCATGAGGCTGCGCCTGTCCCACCTCAAGAACCACCTCACCACGCGGGGCACGCTCACGATTCGTGACCTCGTCAAACTGACCGAGGACGTGCGCCGTGAAGCCGAACGCCGCACCGGACCTCGACCCGGCTAAGTTCACCGTCGTCCCCCACGTCGCGGTCCTCGACGAGTTCAAGATGACGAACGACGACGGGTCGTTCGTCGCGGACATCAACGAGAAGTTCATCGACCGGCTCGTGGCCCGGATGCGCGAGCGCGAGGCGACGACCGGCGACCTGTGCCCCGGCGTCATCGGGCACACGAAGGACGGCGAGCGCGAGATCGAGGGTCCGCCGGTCACCGCGTACCTGCGGAACTGGGTCAAAGACGACTTCTTCGACACGGGCCGGAAGGCCGCGTTCGCCGACATCTGGGTGTTCAACGAAGACGTGGACACCGTCCGCAAGTTCCCCCGGCGCTCGGCCGAAGTCTGGCCCGACCGCTACGAGATCGACCCGCTCAGTTTCCTCGGGGCGACGACCCCGGCCCGCGACCTCGGCCTTATGCGACTCAGTCGCGGCGGGTCGTTCACTTACTCGCTCCCTGGAGAGTTGAAAATGCCGGAAGAGACTGGGGCCGCGAAGGGCACCGACGCGAAGCTCGACCAGATCCTCGCGAAGCTGACCGAAGTCCTGACCGCGTTCACGTCCGGCGGGGGCGCGCCGAAGCCGGCCGAGGGCGCGACCGGTGCTCCGGGCGGGGGCCACGACGAACTGTCCGACGAGGAGTTCATGAAGCTCCTCGAAGGCGCGGGCGGGGCGAAGGGCGAGCACGAAGAGGAAGAGGAAGAGGAACCCGAGCCGGAGGACAAGTCGCGGAAGGCCGCGAAGCCGCCGGTCCAGAACGACGCGACCGCGGGCGGGAACAACACCTACGTCGCGGACCTCGCGCACACGAAGGCGAAGCTGGCCCGTATCGAGGTCCAGCGGACCTTCGAGAAGGCCCGGTTCGAGAAGCACGCGGACGTGGACCCGAACGACGAGGCCCTCATCAGCGACCTCATCGCGATGCCCGAGGACGTTCGCAACCGCTCGATCGACCGGCTCGTGAAGAACGCCCGGAAACTCCCCACGGCCCCGAGTCTGCACCTGGACTCCGCGATCGCCAACGGGACCGACGGGACCAAGAAGCGCCTCACCGCAACGGACCAACCTGCGGTCATCAAGTTGGCCCGCGCGAAGGGCATCACCTACGAGAGCGCCGCGGAAGAACTCGGCTTCTCGGTCCGCTAATCCGAACCCAGGAGTCGAACAATGAGCCAGTACAACGTGGCCTACGGCCAGATCCCGCTCACCGCGAACGGCAACGTCTCGCCGCGCCGGTTCATCGTCCCCGTGGCCGCCGCGGGGAACGGCCAGCGCGCGGTCCAGGCGTCCGGCTCGACCCTCCCGTACCTCGGGATCAGCCAGGACTGGACGCGGTTCCCTCCGGGGTCCGCGGCCGACGACGGCTACATCGCGATCGCGGGCGAGCCGCTTCCGTACGCCGGCCCCGGAATGACGACCAACCTGGACATCGGGGCGACGTGCGCGAACTGCACCGTCCCGGTCAAGTCCGACGGCTCGGGCAAGGGTACGCCCATGCTCCTGACCGGGACCACGGCCGAGTGGGTGGGCGCGCTCCTGTGGCGCACCGCGGTCGCCGACGAGGTCGTCCCGGTCCTGGTCCTGTCCCCGTTCCGGCACTTCCCGGCCCTCTCGTAATCCGTTCACGATTCGTGGACCGGGGCGGCCGGAAGGCCGCCCGTCCGCCCCGCGTCACCTCTCAAGGACACTCACATGGCGATCGGCTACCCCGGCGGCAACGACACCTACGTCCCGGCACTTGAGTTGTCGGGCAACCTGATGGTGTCCTTCAGCCGCAACCTCAAGGACTACGCGGTCAACAAGTACACCCAGATTACGCCGGTGAAGATCCCGGTGGGGACGTACCTGTACTTTAACCCGCAGGACACGGCGCGCCTGCCGAACCAGCCGTACGGCCCGCGCTGGGCACCGGGGACTCCGGCCCCGACCGGGTTCGCCAATAACCTCGGGTTCGAGGCGAAGACCTACCAGACGGTGCGCGACGCGTTCCCGGTGACGCTCGACCAGCGCTCGGTGGACATCGCGAACTGGGACATCCAGAAGAAGCACAGCGAGGCCCTGGCCCAGCGCGCGATGGCGAACCGCGCCTACCGCGTGGCCACGATAGCGAACACCGGAGCGTTGTTCGGGAACAACACGGACACCGCGACGAACCTCGCGGGCGGGTTCCTGTCGGCGGGCACGACCGCCGACCCGAAGATCTACGTCGCACTCAGCGCGGCGGCCCTGGCGATCCAGGCGGCCACGCAGGGCGCGGTCAAGCAGGGAATGTTGGGCGTCGTGATGAACGCGACGACCGCGATCAAGTTCTCGCGCACCCGCGAGATCCGTGAATACTTGATGCAGTCGCCGTCCGCCCCGGCCATGATCCGGATGGACGAGAAGAACCTGAACGGCGTCTACGGCCTCCCGCCGACCCTGTACACCTACAAGGTCGTGGTCGAGGACACCTACTACAACGCGAACAACCGGGGCGCGGCGACGGACACCTCGACGGCGGTGTTCAACGACAACGCGATCGTGATGTTCACGAAGGAGAGCGACCTCGACGGTGAGGTGAGTTCCCCGAGCTACTCGACGTTCCACCAGTTCGTTTTCGAGGACATGACGGTCGAGGTGTTCCCGGACACGCGGAACCGGCTGCTGGAAATGCGGGTCACGGACGAGTCGGACCCGAAGATGGTCGCGCCCCCGAGCGGCTACCGGATCTCGGCGGTGTTCTCGTAAGACGCGGTTCCCGGTCGGCCGGGGTAAACACTGAACCCCGTCCGGCCCTCGGGCGACCGGACGGGGTTCTTCGCGTTCACGATTCGTGGATCAAGGTCGGTGGGGGATTTTTTATGCCGGTCTCCGACGTACTCTACCTCGACGCCGAACTGATGCCGCTGTACTACGACATCCGGCGCTTGCAGCAAGTCCTGTCCGACACGGGCCTCCAGCTTACCCCGACCGAGGTGACGGCGTCCCCGCTCCTCGAACAGGCGATCAACAGCGCGTGCTCGGACATCAACGCGTCCTGCTTCCAGGGCAAGCGCTACACGGCCGACATGCTCCAGACGCTGATCCAGAACAAGTCGTTCGGCGTCCGCGAGAAGATGGCCGCGACGCTCCTGGAGCAACTGACGGCCGACCTCGCGTTCGGCTTCATCATGGGCCGCCGCGGGTACTCCCCGGACGTGCAGGAGAAGCTGGCCCCGCGCCTGAAGTCGGCCCTCGTCCTCCTGGAGCGCCTGTACCTCGGTGAGAAGGTGTTCGACATCACCGAGGCGATCGAGGCGGGCGTCCCGAAGATCGTCCGCATCGGGGGTAACGGCTACCTCCCGAGTGCGGAGAACAAGATGTTCGGGATCTGGCGGGATACACCCGGTTACTACGGAATGGACAGCCGCGGGCGCATGTGGTAGGTCACTCTTCCGAACTCTCGTACGACACGGTGACCCGGCGGACGACCCGGATCTTCCGCTTCTTACCCGAGTCGTCCACCGCGATGTGCCGGACGGTTCGCAACGTGTACGGGACGGGTCCGTCCCCGAAGTCACGGGCAACTTCGGCCTCGGCCGCCTTGCACGCGGTCTCGGCCGTCACGCTCTGGTCCCCGATCTTGAACGCCTTCATCTCCGACCTCCGTTGGGGTTAAAACACTGTGGCCGCACTTTCCCTACCCGACTACCACGTCACCGGCCCGGTCCACCACTTCGTGCGAGCGTACACGGGGGCCGACGTGTACTACCTGGGCACGGCCGAGACGACCCCGCGGGTCGAACTCCGGCCCGCCTACCGTGATATTATGAACGACATCGCGGGGCGCACCCTGCCCGCCCAGCGGACGAAGGACGGCGAGTCCGCGATGGTCGGCACCGTCCTCAACCGGTACTCGAAGACCGCGTACGACGCCCTGTGCAACGTCGGGTCCAACCGGGCGAACGGGCGACTCACGATCGCCCCCGGTTGGGAGGGCCGCGTGTCCCGCGGGGCACTCGTGTTCGGACAACTAACCTGGGAACTCTGGTTGGTGTTCCAGAACTACTTCGACGACTTCGCGACGCCGAACCTCGAACCGGGGTACTACTTCCCCCAGTGCATGTTCGCGGCCCACACGCGGGACACGCTCGGGGCCGAGGGCGAGAAGCTGCTCCTCGCGTTCGACGCCCAGCCGTACTGGGAACCCCAGACGAGCATCAACTCGATCCAGGGCACGCAGCGGTCGTGGATGTTGTACAGCAAGAGCGTGGACTACTTCCCGGCGGCCGTGCGGGTGCCCCAGTAATACTACGCGACCACGATTCGTGAAACAAGGCCCGTAGGAGATTTTTCGTGGACCTGTCCAAAGCGTACCGCTGCCCGGTCACCGGCCGGTACTACGACCCGCTCCGCGTGTGGCGCGACCTCCTGGCCGAGTCCCAGGTGAACCAGTGGATCACCACGGCCGACGAGGGCCACCTGATCCCGTTGGCGCGGAAAGTCCTGGCGCTCCCGGACATCGACCCGGTCACGGGCGACGGGTTTCTGGACGAGACGGTCCTGACCGCCCTCGCGCGGGTCACGGAGTACCTCGCGGGAAAAGGCGAGAGGGCGCGGACCTCGCCGAGTTCTGCGCCCTGTACGGACTGCCCGTAGGACTCACGGCCGACCAGTTCGTCCAGCTATCCCTGAACGCCGAGCGCGCCCGCATGTGGCGCGCCTACGTCCTCGTGACGGCGCTCCGGATCTCGGCGGGCGACCCGGCCCCGGTGGACTACCTGGAGATTCTGACGGGCGACCGGACCGCGGCGGGGAACGCCAGGGCGGACCAGTTGCTGTCGCAACTGATGGGGTTATAAATTGGAACCGATCCCGACGAATACTCCCTACCACCGCGCGGTCACGCTGCGGGAACTGGACCGGCACGCGCTGCCGGTCCCGGCCGTTCTACCCGAGCGCCCGGTGCTGCCGGACCGCGTTGTGACCGTCCCCGCGCGCCCGAGCGGACCGGACGCCCGGAGCGGCGCGGTTCCGACGGGCCTACCGAGTCCCGAGGCCCGCGCCCGGAGCGAGGTCAGTTCCCCCGGTTTACCGCAGGGCCGCCCGAGCGCGGCGGCCCCGGTGCCCGCGGCGGCCCCGAGCGCGCAGACGGCGGCCTCGGCCCGGCCGAGCGAACTCCCGGCGCACGGCCCGCGCCCCTCGGTGGCCCCGGCCCCCGTTCAGACGGCGGCCGTGGAAGCGGCCCCGTTCTTCGACCAGAGCCGGTTCCGCTACCTCGACGGCCCCGCGACCCGAACGACCCGGTGGTACTGATGGAAGCGGAATACAACAGTGTCAACATGCAGTTGCTCACCCTCGACCGGGTGAGCCGGACGGCGATCTACTCGCCGGACCAGATGGACCTGCTGTACGTCGAGTGGATCCTCGGAATGTCGTGCGTGTTCGCGCGCGGCGGCTACCCGGTGGCGACCTCGGCGAAGAACGTGTCCCAGGTCACCCTCGACGAACTCAAGGGCGCGTTCGCGAACGGCGGGATCCGCGGGGCCGACCCGCAGATCACCGCGTGGGGGCAAACGTCCAACGTCGCGGGCGACTCGTTCGACGCGGCCAACGGGATCGTCACGGACGCCGAGGCCCGGACGAGGCTCTGGGTTCCGCGCCGGAAGTTGAAGATCAGCGGGTACGACTCGGACGGGAACAAGGTCGTTTGGTTGGAGTCCCCCCGCGGGACCGCGACGTGCGACGCGGCCAACGGCCCGCACCCGCTGTCGGTCGATGTCGTCGAGGCGACCGGGGACGCGGGCACCCTCGGGATCCACTTCCAGGTCCGCACCTGCGTCCCGCCGTGTCCGGCCGGGTCCGACCGGTTGATCCTGTCGCACCGCTGGGAAATGACGCACGCGCACAACGACGACTTCTACCTCACGCGCACGATTCGTGGAGAGGTCGTCTTCAACGGGGCGGTCGTCAACAAAAACGACCTGCGCCCGGACCTGTTCCGGAACCAGTTCATGCACCCGATCCCTCTCGGGTTCCGCCGGGCCGGGCCACAGATCACGCAGTCGTCCGACGGCCTCACGATCCACTACACGCTCGTGGACACGGACCCGACGGTCGTGTTCGATCCGGGTGACTCCGGGGCGACTCAAATGGAGATCGTCGAGAAGATCGCGTACGAATCCCCCTGGGGCCTCTGACATGGCGATCCACGTTCCGATCCTCGCCGGGGCGATGGCCGTCCGCTGGGCGGCTCGGGCGACGGCCCGGCTCGCGGCGAAATCGGTCGCGAGCCGGGCCGGAACCGCCGCCATCGCGGGGACCGTCGCGGGAGCTATCGTCCGGGACTCGAATGGGCAACCGGTCCGGGGCGGGAACCGGGCGCGATCGGGACGGGGGTCGGCCAGTTCGTTCCGGCGCGGGGGGTCCGTGCCGCCGGGCGGCACCGGACCCCCGGCACCGGGGCACATCCACATCGACGCGGACCGCTGGCAGTCGGCCCTGACCAAAGGGTGGGCCGCGAACGCCGCGCTCGATTTGTACGACCGCCTCCTCGGAAAGTTCTCGTCGAACCTCCCGCAGTTCGCGCACGCTATCGTCGTCACGGTCCAGGCGGGGCCACACGGCGACCTCCGGCGCGCGTACTACCTCGCGCTCGCGGCGGCCTTCGGGCGCTACCGCAACGGTGTCCGGTACTCGATCGGTAGCAGCAGCCTGTCGGCGACGTGGGACATCACGGGAAAAGCCGTCAGCGTCGAGATCGGGTACACGGCGAACGCCGTGTGGGAGGGCACCCGTGCCCTCGGGCGCGTGGTGAGCATCCAGTCGGACTCAGCGCTCCGCGTCATCACCGACGGCCCGAGTCAGGTCACGATCGGCGGGGACTGGCCCTCGTTCCTGACGGCGTCCCCGAAACTGGGCGTCGCCCCGACGGACCAGAACTCCGTGTTCGGCGGCCTCCCCCGGATCATCCAAGAGGCGTCGCAGACGATCGGCCAACTCATGACCCGCTACGCGGAGCAGGGGAAGGTCATAACCGCGGCCCTGCCGCACAACTACGTCCTCCCGGCCCCCTGTTCGTCCGCCACCGACTACCCGGTCGTGACGGCCTCGGGGGACACGCGGATCGACGTGTTCAAGGAACTGATCGACGGGGCCGGGACCAACAAACTGATCCCGTGGGCGGCGGTGCGCCCGGTGGACGCCGCGAGTTTCCGGCACGGGTCCACGGTGGACCGGGAACTCGGCCTCCCGCTGCTCCCGGACACGAATCGTGTAATCACCACGGGCGAGAAGAACGACCCGCGCGTGCAGAACCCGCGGCCCGTACTGGACGGGTCCACGCGCTCGTCCCTCGTCGCACTCGTCGCCGCCGAACTCGCGAACCCGTGCCTGTTGGTCGCCCCGCCGCCCTGCACGCGCGTCCCGGTCCTGTCCGACGGGGTCCGGATCGTCCCGGTGTTCGGGGAAGAGTACCTGAACAAGGGCAAGATCGTCATCCAGGGGTCGCGCCCCACGGACGTGACCGCGACGCCGGGTGTCGGGTTCCTGGGACTGCTACTGGCGTCCCTGTTCGGCCCGGACGGGTACGTCAAATCGTTCGGCCGGGTCGCGAACGTGAGGAAGTGACGTGGCCAACGACCACTACGAGGGTGCGGGGAGCAGCAGTTACGGGCCGCTCCGGTCCGACCAGAGTTACGAGTACGACTCCGGGATCGTGGCCCTCCCGCTCGCGGGCGCGACCCCGGCGCACCGACTGATCCGGCTCCACGGCGGGTTCGGGCGGCGCACGGTCAGTTGGTCCGCGAGCCGCGCGGGGAAGCCGCCGATCGTCCCGTCGATGGCGAACACCCAGGGCGACGTGTTCCTCGGCGGGTCGATGGAGACCGCCCTGCCGGTCCCGAACCCCCAGGTCGGCGGGTACAACTGGAGCGTGTCCGGGGTCTACACGTTCGTCCAGACGACCCCGCGCAAGGCCGGGACCGACACGTTCAGCGCGGGCGCGTACCCGTACCCGATGTCTCCCACGGACCAACTGGCACAGCAGTGTACGACCCCGGAGGCGATCGCGGCGACCATCGCGGCGACCCCGGCGTCCGCGAAGACCAACGCGTTCGGCCTCGCGGTGTCGCCGGACAAAGAGGAGCACCGGAACGACACCTACTTGTGGCCGTTCACCCTGCTCCCGCCCGTGTTCACGAACGACTACTTGATCGGGGGATAACTTGGCCATCAACACGACCCGGCTATCGCAGAAGATCGGCAAGATTCTCGGCGGCCTCAACGAGACGAACGACTTCCTCGGGACGACCCTGGAGGCGCGCGTCAACACGATCTACGCCCAGTACACGACGTACGGGCCGGAGAACGTGACGGGGATCTTCGACGCCCGGAACTCGGACGCCGATTCCCAGAACGGGTGGATCAACTACCTGAAGACCCTGATCTCCGACGCGATCGTCACCGAGGTCCAACTCGACCGCGTCCTCCCGTCCCCGTCCCTGACCTACGCGATCCCCGAGTGGGTGCGCCAGATGCGGATCGCGGGGGACAGCTTCCAGGACTGCCCGGCGACCCTCGCGGTCTCGGCCGTCGGGGTTCCGACCGGGACGTACACGTTCGTCACGAGCAGCAAGGACGGGACCGGCGTCGGGAGCGACCTCTGTATCCCGGACGTGTACCTCGTGACCGTCACGGCCGACAACGAGAACGGCGGGACGCGCTGGGCCGAGACGTTCGGCGTCGTCGGCAAGGCCGCGGCCCCGGACCCGGCGACCTACCTGTACCCGACCGGGTCCGGGGTCAACACCTCGGTCGCCGCGATCGATCCCGCGGCCGGGTCCACGCTCACGACCGACCCGTCGTTCGAGAACTGGACGAGTAATACTCCGGACGACTGGACGATCGCCTCGGGCGTCGCCGGGTCCACGGTCTTCAAAGTCGCGGACGACCCGCGGGACGGGTCCGACGGGTTCGCCCTCCGGTTCGTCGGGAACGGGACCAACGTGCTGAAGATCCGCCAAGTCGTGACCGTGTCCGCGGCGACCGTGTACGACGTGTACTTCCGCGTGAAGAAGGTGACCGACCCCGGCACGGACTGGGGCGTCACGGTCCGGCTCGTGGACACCTCGACCGGGACCGCCGTGAGCGGGTCCAGCGTCCTGTCCGCGACCGCGGCGAGCGTGGCGGCGAACTGGACGAACATCGTCACGGGGACGATCGTGACCCCCGCCACGATGCCCCTGGAGACCGCGATCGAGATCGTATTCTCCCAGTACGGCGCGCCGACCACGGCCGCCGCGAACACGGCCGAGTGCTACGTCGATTGGGTCAACATCGTCGAGCCGACGAGCCTGTACGCCGCGGGGCCGAACCTCTCGATCTGGAGCGGGACCACCGAGGGCGTCAACGGGGACACCTGGACGTACACGGTGACCCTCGGGGCCGCCGTGGACACGTTCATGATTCGTGGAATGGACCGGCTCCTGGGCCTCTCGTCCTACACGGTACGGATCCCGACCGCCGGGTCGCCGACCCAGTTGGACTCCCTGATCTCGTGAGGTCCGCATGGCCGTACGGTACGCAGCCGGGGCGACGCTGTTCGCGGACTACCTGACCGGGGTCAAGGCCCGGCTCGTGTCCGTCCTCACGGTCCCCGCGGACCCGGACCCGCTCCCGGTGGACGAGACGTACGTCCGCGTCCTCGTGTCCCGCGCCATGACGCCCGAGGGGTCCGAGTACCGGGCCGAACCGGGCGTCACGGTCCGCGTCGGGGCGGCCCAGCCGCAGGTCAACTGCGGGGCCGGGCGCGCCGGGTGGTTGACGGTCCGGGAGATCGAAGTGTGGGTCGTGACCGAGTCCCTACTCGATCCGGGCGGGGACGACCTGATCGCGATCAAGGCGCACCTCAGTCAGGAGGAGGTCGTCCTGAACGCCCTCGTGGATACCCCGCCGACCGACCGCGACCCGCGGACGAGACTCGGCGTCCGGATCACCTGGGTGCCGGGCGGTGCGGCCCCGCACCGCCGGGACGACACGGACCAGGGGATCGTCGCGAGCAGCCTCAAGTTCCGCTGCGAGTACCAAGCTAACCTCCAGGTGGACCGCCAGTGATCCGGATCAGCAAGAGGACCGGCGGGTCCGCGTACTACGACCTGCTCCTCGCGGACGAGGGCCTCCGGGTCGCGTGCGCCCGCTGGTACGACGCGCAGCCGGTGATCGACCTCCCGCCCGCGGTAACCGGGGCCGACGACTTCCCGGTCCCGGACCCGCTCCCGGTCCCGCGCCCGGAGATCGGACAGTTGTTCTGGCCGGTGATCGGGGCGCGGCGCTGGGCGCGCGGGGACTTCCTGATCGCGAAATCCGACCTCGATCTGCTCCGGGCCGAACTCGCGTACGACAACCAAGTGACGCTGGAGTTCCGGGACGCCCAGGGCGGGGCCGATAGTCCGCGCCAGTTCTACTTGTTCCTCCTGTCCGCGCGCCCGCTCGTCGAGAATCCGGGCGAAACCGTACCGAACGTCACCGACGCGTGGGTCGTCACGCTGGTTGACGTTCGGTACTACTGGCAGTTTGTGACCGCGGCGCAGACGGCGGACACTTACTCGTTCTCCTCGTGGACGAACCTTGTCCCGGACAAGATCGCGGCCCGGTTCGGCGACACGATCACCGTCACGGACGCGTTCCTGGCGGCGTTCCCTGCTCCGAACAACGGTCGGTGGGGCGACGCGAAGACCCGCGGGATCTCCACGGCCCACCTGCTCGACTGCGCGATGTCGTTCACCGGCTCGCGCCTCGTGTGCGGCCCGCTCGGGACGTTCGAGGTCCAGCGCCCGACGAGCGCGAACAAGGACATCGTCACCGACTTCCACGACGACAACCTCGACCGGCACGTCGGGGGCGGGTTAATTCCGGTGACCGAGATCCGGAACTCGGTCCCGACCGAGATGTCCGCGATCTACTCCGGCGACCCCGTGGTGAACGGGGTCAAATCGCTCCTCAGTCTGGCCCTGGCCGACTACGGGTCGTCCACGGGCGCGGGCGGGACGGGGTACGGCTGGGTGGACAAGGACGCGCCCGCGGACGCGACCCTGACCGCCGCGTACGCCGAGAACTTCTACCTCTGGCAGTTGGTCCCGCTCGACGCCCAGTACGCCGGGTTCACGACGGTCCCCGTTTCAGGATTCGTGGACCGCGTCGTCTATTACCACGACGACGAGGAGGGCGTCACCTGGATCTGCCGCCCGCCCGAGAACTACGGGGCCGTGGTCCGGGGCCGCCCGCTCGCGACCGACGGCGGGAACGGCGGGATCCTGGTCGAGGTCACCGGGTACAACTCCACGACCCGGTATCACACGGCGAAGCGGAAGACCTGGACCGGGTCGCCGGGCGACGTGGCGGACTACAGTCCGGCCACGACGTACTCGACGTGCCGGGCGTCGGCGCGGACCACGGGCACCGGTGCGCCGACCGCCAGCTACCGGATCCCGACGGGGACGCTGTGCTACCTTTGGGAGATCCCGGACGTGTCCGGGGCGTACTGGATCGAGCCGACGGGCGACTACGCAACCGCGACGACGCCGGGTGTCGTGTCCACCTACGGGCAGCGCTGGCTCGGGCACAAGGTGTTCGAGACCGGCTGGACGAGCCAGGACACGGCCCGGTCGAACGGCGGCCTCCACTGCTACGGGTCGTTCCCCGCCTCGAACGGGGGGCCGACGAGCGACACCTACGTCTCGGCCGCGGTCCACTTCTACGGCGGGTCGATGCACAGCGACACGACGTACGACACCCGCCGCGCGATCAACGCCCGCGGGGTCGTCCAGGCGAACTTCATCGCCGCGATGTCCCGGTTCACGACCCAGGGCGTCACCCTCGACGCCCAGGCGGGGGCGAACCTGCACGTCAACGGCGACCTCGCGTCGAACTTCCCCGCCCAGTTCAGCGCCCTTTACTTCTCCCAGCCGACGAACGAACCGGGCACTTTCATCACGTCCCCGCGCACGGGCGAGACGCTGTGCGCGACCGTTCTCGTAACGGCCCGGAACGCCCTGTTCGCCCCGACGCGGAGCGAGACCCGACCGCACTGGCTCAGTGCGACCGGCCACACGAACGCCGACGGGGTCACGGGGGAGGGCGGGTTCTCGATCTACGAGGACCGCGGGTCGTTCGCGGTCCACCGGGGCGTCTGGGGCACCCTCGCGGGCGGGGTCTTCAAAGGCGGGATCCTGGTCGGCGGGGCCGACTCCGGCCCGGTCGCCCGGACCGAACGCACGACCCTCGCCCCGAACGGCCGGTACTACGCGGATACCCCCGTTGCCCGGACCGGGTTCTACCTGTCCCCCATGTCGAAGGCCGGGGACCGCTTCGACATCACCGGGCGCGGCGCGGGCGGCTGGGACATCTCCCAGCGCGCTGGCCAGACGATCCGGACGGCGGCGAGCGCCACGACCACCGGCACCGGCGGGCACCTGCGCGGGGCGCAGTGGAGCCGCGCCCTGATCGAGTGCGTGACCGACGGGACCGACTTCGTGGTGATCGAAACCAACGCGACCCTAACATGGATCTGACATGGTGACGTTAGACGGATCGACCGCGAACATGCTCGGGAAGACGACGGCCGGGGCCGGGACGCCCTGGTTCGCGGTCGTGCCCGGTTCCCCGTTCCTCGTGACCCGGCTCCTGGCCCTCCAGGTGAACAACGGGGCCACGAACAACGGCGTATACCTGATGCGCCCGCTGGCCTCGGCCACCGTCAATACGGCGCAGAACGCGGCGGACACGACCGTCGTCCTGGACCGCGACCCGTCGCCCTCGGGCAACACGATCGCGAGCGGCGACCAAGTCGTCCTCCTGTTCGCGGACGGGACGTACCGGCGCGTCGTCGTCTCCTCCTGGTCGGCCTCGACCCTGACGCTGACGGTCGGCGCGCTCCCGGCCGCGATCAGCGCGGGCACGACCCTGTGGAACTTCGGGGTCTACACGGACACCGAGCCGGGGACGGGGGCCGCGTTCCCGCTCCTGAATACCCCGACCAGCGCCGTGACGACCTACACGTTCGAGGCCGGGTTCGCGGGGGCGGCGGCCGAACCCCTGCTCCTGTACTCCCCGAACGCGACGAACGCGACGGACCTCAACTACGCGGAGTACGCGCGGACGGCCGGGTGAGTGAACCGTGCGCGAGCGCCGGGCCGCTGACCCGGCAACGAATCGTGGACCTGGGCCTCCCGGTGCTCCGGGACTGGCACGAGTGCCGGGATCCGGTCCGGCCGCTCGGGGACTACGTCTGCCCGTGCGCCGGGTGCGGACCCTCGTGCCCGCGTTATAATCGGGGCGACTGACGGCCGACTACTACGGAGTAGTCCGCACCCAGGAGTCCGAACCATGTTCAAGAAACTGACCGCCGCCGTCGCCCTCCTGGTGCCCGCGGCGGTCGGCGCGTTCCCGGTCGGGCCGATCGACTGGCTCGCGCGCATCAACGCGCCCGCGGCCCACGAGACCGCGACCGGGAAGGGCGTCCGGGTCGCCGTGGTGGACGGCGGGGTCGCCGGGGCCGACGAGGAGAAGGTGTTCACGGGGGAGGCCGACCCGAAACCGGGCCGCCACGGGTCCGTGGTCGGGGCCACGATCCGCGCGGTCGCGCCGGGGGCCACCCTGGTGTCCGCGAAGGTCGGGGTAGACGTGGGCGGGGGCCAGCGCCTGAGCGCGACCTGGGTCCGCAACGGAGCGATCTGGGCACTGGAGAATTCGGACGTGGTGAACATCTCGCTCGGGCGCGAGGAACCGGATCAGGTCGTGGCGGACGCGATCAAGGCCGCGGTCGCGCGGGGCGTAATCGTTGTCGTGGCGGCCGGGAACGACGGCCCCGCGGACCACACGACCCACTTCCCGGCCCGGATGCCCGAGGTCGTCACGGTCGCGGCCCTCGGGCCGACCGGGGCACCGGCCGAATTCAGTTCGCGCGGCCCGACGGTGACCTGCGCCGCGCCCGGCGTCAGCGTGTTCGCGCGGAACGGGCGCTTCAGTGGAACGTCGGTCTCGGCCCCGATGGTGGCCGGGGTCGCGGCCCTGTGGATCGAGGCGCACCCGAGCGTCCAGCGGGCGGACCGCAGTGCCGCGTTCAAGAAGAAACTGGCGGCGACGTGCCGCGACCTCGGTCCCGCGGGCCACGACCCGGAGACCGGGTACGGACTCGTGGACGCACGAAAGGTGGTGACCAAGTGAGCGAGCCGAGAATGGGGATCCCGCGGGGCGAGACGCCGCGCGTCACCCGGCGGAACAAGAAGGACGTTCCCGTGTACGGAATCCCGCGCGACGAACTCGTTCCGGACGCGGTGTTCCGGGCGCTGGACGTGGGGCCGGACTGGGGCGTCCACAAGTTGAACGTGCCCGCCGTGTGGCCGACGACGAGGGGCGAGGGGGTCAAGGTCGCGGTCCTGGACACGGGGATCGATTTCAATCACCCGGACCTCGCGAAGAACGTCGGGGCGGGGAAGAACTTCACGTCGAGCCGGTTCGACGTGCTCGACGTGCAGGGCCACGGGACGCACTGCGCGGGCGTCGTCCTCCAGGTCGCGCCGGGGGTCCGGCTGCTGACCGCGAAGGTGCTGGACGACCGCGGGTCCGGGTCGGTGGACGACATCGCCGACGGGATCGACTGGGCCGTCGCCGAGGGCGCGGACGTTATCAGCATGAGCCTCGGCGGGTCCAGCCAGGACAACTACCTCCCCCCGGCCCTGGCGCGGGCCGTGGCCGCCGGGGTCGTCGTGATCGTGGCCGCGGGTAACGATGGGCCGAAAGAGAACACGATCGACTATCCGGGTGCGTACCACGATTCGTTGGCCGTGGCCGCCGTGGACGAGGCACTGAAGGTCGCGAACTTCTCGTCCCGCGGGGCGAACGTGTTCGTGGCCGCCCCCGGCGTCAGCGTGCGCTCGACGTATCCGGGCGGGCAGTACGCGACCATGTCCGGCACGAGCATGGCGACCCCGCACGTCGCCGGTCTCGCGGCCCTGTGGGTGTCGCGCGACCCCGGCGATAGAAAGACGCGCCCGGCCCGGTTCCGCGAGGCACTGAAGGGTGCGAGCAAGTCGGCCAACGTACTGCGCCCGAACACCGCGTCCGGGTACGGGTGCCCCGACGCCGTCCTGTTGGTCCCCTCGGGCGCTTCCCCGCCGCCCGAACCGCCGGTCCTGACCCTGGCGGACTTCACCGAAGCGGGGGTCGAGAAGTTACGGAGGATGCTGAAGTGAGTTGGAAAGACGTGTTCAAGATCCTGCTCCCGATCCTGCTCGACTACCTGAGCAAGGGCCAAGCGACGGCGGCGCTCGCCGCCCGGCCGGACCTGGGGCCGGTGATCGACGTGCTCCTGAAGGCGTTCGGCGACTGGCTGAAGGAACTGCTGGCGAAGTGAGAAACGAAGAAAGCCGGAGGGAAGGCCCTCCGGCTTTCTTCGTTTTTACGTCCGGCGCTCGTACGGTTCTACGCGGACATCCGTGTCAACCGTCATCGAACTCACGAACCCGAGGTCGTTGACGTGCCACAGGTGCGGGCACTCGCCGTCCTTGTTCCCGTCCTCGGGCCGGAGCATGACCGAAGCGAAGGTCGCCTCGATCGCCACGCACCGTTCGTGACTCCCGGCGTACACGAACGGTGTCCCCCCTTCAGTTGCCACCGCTTCATACTGCCCTCCGCGTCTCGGTAACAAAAGCGTCGGCGAACTCATCGCCCCGGACCTCCCGGAGCCGGTCCGCCAGGACTCCCCACCCGTCAGCGTGCCCCTTCAGGATCTCCCTGGCGATCCTGACGGCAGTGTCGTCCCCGAATCGCTCGGCGAAGATCTGATGGTAGTATTCCGTCTGGTGGTCCGATACCTGGGGCCGGAGGTTGCCGAGGCTCACGAACTTGTACTCGGTCCCGTTGGGACCGAGAAGGTTCGCGTAATCCCCGAACTGTCCGGACCCGAGCCACTTGACTCGGTAACTCCCGCCCTTCGGCACTTTCCGGCCCTTGTACACCTCCACGTCGTGGTCCCGGCGGATCTGGTACAAGTGTCGGACTCCCTCCAAGATAGTCTGGACCAGCTTCCGGGCGGACGTGTGAACCGCGGCGATCCGAGCCTGCTCGGTGAGGTACTCGGCCTCGGCCGTCAGGATCTCTGGAGTCGCGTCAACTTCCCATTTGACGTAGTAGTGCCTACCCCCCACGAACTGATCTACCCCGTCAACGAACGTCTTCTCGACCGGCTTCCCTTCGTCGGTCCACACGGTCCAGGTCGTGTAGTATTCGGAATAATCGCTCATCCGGGCCTCCCGCTCCTGCGAGCGGATGACGCGGCCCTCGTAGTAGACGGCGGTCTCTTCTAAGGTCGCGCCGATCTCGGTCGCCAGGGCTAGAGCCTCCGACACGGCCCCGGATTCGATCAGGCGGCCGATACGGGGCAACGTGCAGTAGTCCCAGTTCCTCGAAACGGCGTACGTCAACGTCCAGAGGGTCGCGGCCATGATTCGTGAACTCCGTGTGCGTCGCGTGATCGGATAACGGAGTACAGAATACCACGAATCGTGGCCGCGACAACCTCAGTAGACAAATTTGATCCCGTCCGTCTCCGGCACCCGCTGCTCGTACGGGCCGCCGATCTTCGTCGCGACCTCGACCGCGCACGCGTCGATCTGGGTGAACCCGAGGGCCGCGTAGACCTCCCGGCGCGCCGCGTACGTCCCCCGGTCGTCGCCCCCGAGCCGCGAGATCGGTTGGAGCAGGTGCGCCGCCCGGACCGAGTCCTCGGGCGTCAGGAACAGGACGGCCCCGAGTTCCCGGATCGCGTCGTACCACGACGGCAGGTTCCGGACCCGGTGTACGGCCCGTGCCCCCTCGACCGGGCGCTCCGGGTCGCCGTGGTTGACCCCGGCCCACCCGCGGCACGCGGCGAGAACCTCCAGCGCGTGGTACGGGGGCGGGAAGTACAGCAGGGTCGGTTCGCCTATCCGGGGGACCGAAGAGTCGGGCCGACCCCAACCTACGATCCCGAACGGTTCGAGTTTCCACCGGAAGTACGGGTGCTCGGCGGCCGACTTCAGATCGCGGATGAGTTCACGAATCATGCGTCCTCCATATCGAACGTCCACTTCACGTTGGGCCACGCGGCCTCGAACCACCGGCGGCGACGAGTGGGGGATCGGGGGAGCAACTCGGACCCGCGGGGCGAGAACATCAACTCCCGGTAATCCCACGACAGGGTCGTCCGAGCGAACTCCCAGACGACCAGTTTCGTATCCGGCCGGTTGTGTTTCCGGACCGCGTCGTCCCAGCGGGACAAACTGTCGGTAATGTGTCCCCACCGGATCGGCATCGCGTCGTACAACCACGGCCCGAGGCGCTCCCAGCCGCCCACGGCCGGACCGCGAAACCCGGACACGAACCCGGCTTCCCAGAACAAAATGCAGCCGCTGACCACCGACGCGTACAACGGCGGACCCTGTCCGACCCGTACCCGCTGGCACTCTTCGTACCCGGGCGCCGGGCCGGTATAGACGGTTCTAAGGTCCGCCTTGATCGATCCGGGCAGCGTCCGCACGTCCTCACCGGCCGCCGTCCTCCGAATGAACTGGGCCAACTCCTCGTCGCCCTCCTCCTGGATCGCGTCGGCGTACACGAGCCGGAGGAAGGTGTCGTCCGGCGTCGCCCGGATCTGCTTGCGGAGGTCGGCCGCGGTAATCATTTGAGTAACCTCCGGATGTCCTCGGGGACCACGGCCTCGGGTAGGACGACGGCCCGCTCGGGGAAATTCAAGTAGGACGGCTTCGATAGGCGCTCGCGCCTCCCGAAGGCCGTCGATACGCCCCGGAGTTTCACCTTCTCGTTCGTGAACCCGATCACCTTCCCGACGCTGATCCCGGCCCCGCGCCTGACGCACACGGGGTACGCGAGGTAGACGCCGGGGACGATCAGGACGCCGAACAGGTCTACGACAGTCTCTTTCCGTTCCGCCACACTTGCTCCTTTACCCCCGGCGGGGGCGATTTCGAGTACCGCGGGGACAGTCCGCCCTCCGCGTCGTACGGGAAGTCCGTCAACCAGTCGGCGGGCGTCGTCATCACCCGCATGAAGTCGTCGTTCTGTCCCTCGTGTACGCTCGACCCGGCCTCGTCGTGGACGTGGAGGCACACGGGCATACTCGAGGCTTCGAGGTTCACGATCGAGTTCGCGAGGCCGTCCCGACTCACCGCCTGGACGACGTTCTCGGCCCACTTCCCCGGATACATGACGACCCGGCCGAACCGGGGCGACGCGTACACGACCGCGTCAATCTTACGGCCCGAGCCGATGAGGAACTTCGGGGTCGTCGGCTCGACGCGGGCCGCCCGGTACGTCAGGAACCGGCCGCTCGGGAGCCGGACGAGCAGATCCCCCTGCCGCCGGAAGAACTCGATCCGTCCGACGGTCGCGGTCCGGCCCGGATGCATACACGCGAAGACCGCGGCATCGTTCAATCGGTGCCAGAACCCGTTCCGGTAGAACTTCTTCCGGTTGAACTCCCCCGCGAGTACCCCGGCGACCTTCGGGTGCGAATTCCGGTAGCCCTCGACGCACGTCTGCGCGTCCGTCCCTACGGCCTCCAGGTCTACCCCGGAAGAGGCGGCGTACAACGCGAACTGGTCTACCCCGAGGCCGTACCCGCACCCGAGTTCGATGATCTTCAGGACGTGCCGGTACGGGTGCTTCTTGAGACCCCCGTCGCACGCGGGCCACGTCTCGTACGGCCCGAACACCGACGGTCCGAGTTTGATGTACGGGTCTTCCCCCTTCCAAAACGTGTCCATCACATCGTCCTGACCCGCGAGGTAGTTCAACACCCGGCACTCGATCTGGGCGAGGTCGGCCGTCGCGAGGACGCGACCAACGTCCGGGAGCAGGAGTCCACGAATCATGGCCGAGACCGCGTCGTCCGGCGTAAGGAACCGCTCCTCCGGGAGCAGGGCCGCGACCTCGTCGTACGTCAGGCGGCCCGAGTCGTACAAGTCGAACAGCCGCCACGTCCCGCCCGGTTTCAACTTGTTGATCCCGTCCTTCGCCTTCGGCAAGTTGTGCGGCTGGATCCGGCGGGCCGCCCAGCGCCCCGTGTGCGCGCCCCAATATACATACAACGATCTGACCCTGTCGTCCGCGTTCAGTGAGTGCAGGGCGGCGTCCAACTTCCCGTGGGTCACCCGGAGGGCCGCGGACCGGAGTTCTAGCACCTTCAGGATCTTCGGCAGGTTCTTCCGGGCTTCCGGCCCCAGGTCGTCCGACTCGTCGTCCCCCTGTTCGTCGTTCGTCTCATCGTGGGCGTTCACGAACTTCTCGACGATCCCGCGGGCCAGAGAAGAGACCTCCTCACCCGTTTTGTTCGTCTTCCGTAGGTTCTTCCCGAGGTCGAGGCCCTGGGATCCGAGCCAGTCCAGCACCTTATTCCGGCTGTTCAGGTCCGACTGCGAGGACAGTTTCCCGTCGGTCAATTTCCCGATCGTCCCCACGGCCCGGCCCCGGCACTCGTCGGACAGCCGGATCAAGTTCTTCAGTAGTGGCCGGTCGATCCGGACCCCGCGGTCGTTGACCGTCCGGTGTACCCGCATCACCTGGAGTTCGGTCTCCGGGTGCGGGTAGGTCCGGACCAACTCCTCCCACAACCAGCCGAGGAGCCGCACGTCCTGGACGTTGTACCGGCCCACGAGGATCTGGAGCGCGACCGGGACGTTCGCCGCGTCGCACAGGTCCGGGTTCTTGCACCGGCTCGCGTCGAGCAGGGCCTTGCCCCCCTGCTCGTACTTCCCGTCGCCCCACAGCCGCTGGCCGATCGCGTTGATGCCACCCGGTAGTCCCACGGACAGGGCGAGCGGGTAGGTGTCGATCCACGACTGCGGCTCGTGCTCCGGGTACAGGGCCGACCACACGGGTTCGTCGAAACTCCAGGCGTTGTGGGCCGCCCAGGGCCGCCCGGTCTCGATCAGGGCGAGTAGTTCCCCTGGGATCTCCGGGCCGACGTGGACCTCGCAGTCCGACAGGTGGGTCGCGACATAGTCCACCGGGGGCAACTCGTCGGCCCCCGGAAGCCACAAGTGAAACACGTCCTTCTCGGCCGACCACGAGGCCGTGAGGAGCCGGGTCGTCGGGTCCGCGGCGTAGTTGTGCCCGCCCTTCTCGGGTAGGTCGCAGCACGAGCGGGTTTCGAGGTCGATGAACACCGGGTTCACGTCGGCCAGCGGGTTCACGACAACTCCTCCCACTTTGCGAGCCAGTCGAGCCGGTCGCAGTCGGCACAGCACGGCGAGGGTAGGTCCGGGTCGTCCCGGTCCGCCTTAAACCCGTCCGGCGGCCACCCGAAGTACGCGGCCTCGACCGCCCCGAGGCGCTTGTCGTGCGCATGGACGTAGGGGGCGTCCGCTGAAACCCCGAACACTTTGAAGTGCGGGAGCAGGGATCTCAGGATCCGGGTCTCCAGGGCCTTCAGATCGAGGCCGTACACCTGCTTGATGAAGTGCTGGATGTCGTTGACACCGAGGGCCTCGGGCGCGTCGTGCAAGAGGGCGAGCTTGAGGTCGTCTCGGGAGTACCGGCCCTTCACCCGCATCCAATCGGCCAGGATCTTGCTGTGCCGGGCCACCGAATACGGTTGCTCCGTCTGGCCGCCGAACCGGGGTATCCGGGAGAGGCCGCGGGCCACGTCTTCGAGCGTCAGCGCGGACACGTCGATCGCGTCGGGGGTAATCGTGACGTACCGGCCCCCGAGGAGGCCGAACTTGATGGGAACGAAGTCGTTCATGATTCGTTAGCTCCGTGTTAGTAGTGCCTGACTTCCCACACGACTGCGTTCCGGTGGGCGACGGTTCCGTAGCACACGTCGAGGGCACTGAGTTCGCAGACACTTCCGGGGAACCGCTCGAAGACGGCGAGGAGGTCGTCGTACGAGTTCTCGTTCAGGTGCCGTCGCAGGAGCATCCGGGCCGCGGTCCCGGTCCACCGGGTCGGGTGGAGCATCAGCTTCCGCCACTGGGACGACGGCGGGTGCTCGATCCCGTTGACCTCGATCCCGGTCGGCGCGTCCCAAACGTCGCCCATAAATGTGACGGTCCCGATCTGGTGAACCATCGGGGAGATCACCGGGGCGAAGGACCGGAACGAGGCGAACACCGCGGGCACCTCGGCGGTCGGAACGTCCAACTTCGCGGGGCCGCCCGGAACCCGCATCGTCTGGACGCCCCACAACGTCTGTTTCGCGGGCCGCTCGCGCTCCCAGGTCGGCACGTCGAACCACCGCGGCACGATGTTCCCGAACGCGCCCTCGGCCGCGAGCCGGTACGCGTCCTTCTTCGTATCGACCCTCATTGGATCTTCCCCTGTACGGTGACGAGGCCCTCGTGCGCCAGGAACGCCAGGAGTTCCATCGGGTCGAACGCCGTCTTCTGGTACGTCTTCCCATCGATCACGATCTCCCCGAGGATCTCCCCCTCGGGCGAAGCGTCGTCGTAGAACCGGCGAACCGAGATCCCCACGAGGCCGGGGAGGTCAACGGTCACCTTCGCCCCGGCCTCGCCCGCCCTCACGCACATCTGTCCGAGGTGCATCGGGGTAAGGCCGATGGGGAGGTCACTTGATGTCGGACTCACGATTTGTTGTACCTCTTCACGCACTCGGAACAGTCCTCGATACCCTTCTCGATCGGCTTCGGTTTCGCCGTCTCGTGTTCGGCGCGGACGTAGATCACCCACTTCCCGCACAGACTCGTCGCCGCACCTGTGCCCGGTTCCCACGGGAACAAGTGGGCCTTCCGGGACGCCTGGGGAAACACCCACTTCAGGCGAACCTCCGTTCTAACCACCGGGCCGCCGCGAGGCGCGAGCGGTTCGTCCCGGTCCACTCCCCGCCCGCGACCACGACCTCGGCGAAGTACCGGGCCACGGCGGGCGGGGCGTCCGCGAGGGCGTCGGTCAGTTGCTCGGCCACCCACGCGGCCCCCTTGTCGTCGGCCAGGGCCAGGACTTGGTCCTCGGCCCGCATCACCAGTCTCCGCTTCCCGGCCGCCGTCCGAAGCACTACCCGCCGGATCACCTTCGGTAGATAGCGCTTCAGGCAGGTCTCGTCCATCACCAGGAACCGCGGGTTCTCCGCGATCCGCAGCAACTTCATGCTCGCCGTTTGTGCCGCGTCCTCCGCGTCCCAACCGTACGGCCGGAGGACCGGCCCCAGCTTCCCCGCGACGCCCCGGACGAATTCATTCCACCGCAGGAAGAACGTGCTCATGCGTGATCTCGCCGTTGACCTTTAGTGGGTTTTTGATCGGACCCACTCGGAACCGTGCGAACATCGAGACCCCGTCCGTCCGCAGTTCGAGGTGGACCGGGTCGTCCGACCCGAGCAGGGTCGCCCAGTCCTTCTCCTCCAGTCGTCGCGGCGGGTGCGTCCAGTTCGCGAAGTCCGCGAAGCGATTGTACGCGCCACACAGATCTTTTCCTAGCTCGGTAGTGTCCTCCCGGCTGATTTTCTTGAACCCCGCGGCGAACTGCTTCCGGACGCGGGCGTCCTCGATCTCCGGGGCGTCGCACACGAGTCGGAAGAAGTCCTTTAGGGCGTCGTTCGGGTTCTCGAAGTTGTCCGACTCATCGAGGGTCCGGCACCCGAGCCGGTCCGCCATCACGTCCCAAGTCATCGGGACCGCGAAAAACTCGTCAACAACGTCGGACAAGATCGCGTCGCACGCGTCCGCGAGATCGCGGGACCATGACCGGAGCAGGGCCAGCCGCTCGAACGAACCGCCGTTCGCCGGAACCGTCGTCTTCCAGTCCTTCTTCTTGTGCAGTCTCCGCTCCCGGATCCGCCGGGCCAACTGCGTCTCCTCCGCGAGGAATCCGGGGATCGAGACCTCAGTGAAGTACACCGCGGGCACCCGACCGAACCGGATCGGGCCGTGGTAGTGCTTGTGGTGGATCGAGTCGGGCGTCAGGTTCAGGAGCGGGTCCAGTGCCTCGGTCGGGGAAAGCGGGCGGTTCCCGCGCTCCGCGTCCTTGAAGATCTCGTTCACACAGATCGCGGGGCCGTGCTGCGCTCCCTCCCAGATGTTCGTTCGCAGGCGCGTGTCGTCGTGACTGAACACGGGCGTCCCGATCTTCGCCCCGTACACGGCCCCCGCGATCTGGAGCGTGGACGTTTTCCCGGTAGCCGAGGGGCCGTGGATGAACACGACCGGCGGCATTCCCGACTTGGTCTCCTGGGCGACCCCGAACGAGCAGATCGCGAGTCGGATGAAGTCCCGGTCCAGGTGCGGGAAGTACCGCTCGATGACCTCCCACGCGCGGTCCAACTTGACCCGTTTCGTCTTCGGGACGTACCGCGGGTGGGCCGCGACCGGGAGTTCCCGGTTCGGGACCGGAACGACCGTCGTGTCGCCGGGCGGGAGGTACTGGGCCGCCGCCCGGAACCCGTGGACCACGTCGATCCGCGGGAACCCGCGGTCGATCAGGTTCTTCCCCTGTTGGAACTCGGAGACGGTGGACTTCACCGTTTTGACGTGTCCGTCCGCGTCCACCCGCTGGGCCGCGGGCAGGGTCGCGAGGTGGTCCTTGATCTGCGACTGCGGGTAGGTGTAGTTCTCGGGGATCGCGACCCAGGCGGTCCCGACCCGCGTGAACTCGTTCGTGTCGGCCGACCCGTGGACCGCGGGCACGAGGTCGGCGGTCGGCAGGTCCGCGTGGTGGGCTTTGCAGGCGGCGGCGTACGCGATCCGGGCGAGGGCCTCGTTGAGGCCGTACCGGTACTTGAAGACGTACTTCGCGTGCCCCCAGTGGCACAGGTTCCGGACCATGTTCCCCACGTCGCCCGCGGACGGCGTCCCGAGGACCGCGGCCCACGGCGCGAAGCCGGGCCGCCGCGACCCGAGGCTGAACCCCTGGCTCGCGCAGTTGTGACAGTACAGTCCGGCCTCGGAGATCGTGACCGGCTCGCCCTTCGATTTGTGGCCGGGGGTCGGGTGGATGGGGCACGATTCGTGGTCGAGGCGGCCCCCGATCGACAGGTCCCGCTCGGCCAACCACTCTTCGATGTCCCTCGGGTCCGCCTCGTCTACCCCGAGGCCCGCGGACAGGGCGGACGCGGTTGCTTGGTGCCCGTTGTTCACGACCGGGGCGCGGCCCGGCCCCCGGACCTGGGTCTTCAGTTCGACCCCGGCCGTGGGGTCGATCAGGCGGAACCGGAGGGCCGCGATCGCCGCGAGTTCCTTCGCGGTGAACGGTGACGCCGCGGTGTAGAACAGGTGGAGGCCGCCGCCGCGGGACAGGTGCCACGCGTGCGGGGCCGGGGCCAGCTTCGAGTAAACGATCTCCTCCAGCCACTCGGGGTTCGGGGCCGGGCGGTCGTGGTAGTCCACGTCGAGGCAGCACAGGGCGTCGGTGTCCTTCCAATCGGCCAGGGTATCGACCGCGAGGTCCGGGAGGGTCTCGGCCAGGAACTTCGCCGGGTCGAGCGGGAGCGTCTCCCCGTCCTCGCGCCTCTGCTCGATCCCGCGGAGCACGATCGCGGGCACCTCGGCGGCCGGGGGTTCGAGGGCGGCCGTGAAGACGCCGGACTTCCGGGCCTCCTCCGACCAGCACAGGAGGTCGGTCTCGTCGAACCCCCCGAACTGCTTCGCGACCCGGAGGCGCTGGGAGCGCAGGGTCGGGTCGATCTTGTCCTGCCCGATCAGTTTCCCGTCCCGCCGGGCGGTCACGACGACTTTATTGCGGTCGGCGGTGACGGTGATTTCAGTGCCGCTTCGGTCAGCCACGAGTCCGCCTCCTGGAGTTTGGCCAGCGCGAGCGACTTCTCGCGTGAGTCCGGGATCAGTATATCGATCTCGGCCCACAGGGTCGAGAACATTCAGATAATTCGGAGGGCGACCCGGATCCCGTCCGGGGTCGCGTAGGGGATCGCGAAAGGATCGAGTTTCACTTGAGGACTCCGGGTTTCGGCCGACAGCGCGGCCCTGAGATTTGGTGCTTGTGGGCGAAGCACCGGAACTTTCTGACGTGAACGTCGGTGAACGAGGCCGCGCGCGTACACCTCGCGGCCCCACACGGGGGCATATCGAACGGGTCCGGGCCGGACCCCGCCGTCCGTAGATGAAGGTGGCGCGAGCACAAGGAGCAACCGTCGGAATCCACGAGCGACGGTACACGGTCGCACCCGATGCAGTCGCAAGTCTGGATCATCGGATTCTCACAGTGGGAGTAGCGGGATTTGAACCCGTGGCTAGAGGGTCATCGGCCGAGATCAGATCTATTCGCGTAGTGACACCTACCCCCTAGTCTCGTCACGTTTACTCTCGTCAACCTTAAACCGCTCAGTCATACCCCCAACGGGACAACGGGTGGGACTCGAACCCACAACTTTGGGATTTTGTTCCTGGCGTCTACCGGTTCCGCCACCGTTGTCTCACCCGGTGACCGGGCCGGCGAGTGGACTTGCTCGCTTCCCCGGAACACCGGCGCTCCCGTATTAACCCTTCTGCGTCGGGTCGATCTCACCCGTCGCGACCTTCCGCAGGTAGTTCACCCGGCCCTCGAACTGGGCCAGGGCGATCGCGAGTTCCCCGGTCCGGGCCTCGGCGAACCACCCGTAGAACGACCGGATGTCCTTCGCCGTCGAGACGCCGAGGTGCGAGTGCCCGAGTTGGTACTTGAACTTACCCTCGGACGGCTCCTCCGTCGTCTGGTAGATGTTCGCGTACACGCGGGCGAAGGGGAACCCCTTCTGGTCCTGCGGCTCGGCGTCGGCCGCCTCCTTGTGCCGGGCGGACCGGGACGCCCACTTCTCGCGCGTGGCCGCGCTGCCCGTCTTCGGGTCGATCATGTCGCGCAGTTTCGCGAGGCACTTGATCCCGGCCCCGCCGAGTTGGATCCCGGCCGCCTTGAAGGTGACCGTGTCGCCCACCGGGATCCGGACCGCGAGGACCGCGAGCAGCTTCTCCTTGAACTTCCCCTCGGGGTCCGCGTCGAACCGGGCCGCGTACAACTGCTGGTCCACCTCATCGACGTAGAACGTCGCGGCCTTCAGCAGGTGGACCCCGAACGGCTTCAGGGCCAGCACTTCCTGGTCGAACAGGTACGCGTCCCCGACCGCGACTTTCGCGGCGGTCAGGGCCTCCAGGTTCGCGACCGTCTTCGGGGTCCGGAACCCGACGTACGGGACCGCGGGGAACCGCTTCTCGGCCTTGCCGCCGTCCGCGGACTCCGGCTGGTCGAAGTAGTCGTCGGCCGTGACCTTCGCCAGGACCGCGGCGGCGCGGACGGCGATCTCACTCGTGCCCGCCTTCGGCTCGGTCTTGGCGATCTCGGTCGTTTTGGTGTTACTCACGATTCGTGGCTCCCGTAGATACCCTTGTACACCCGTGAACACTGCGTAAACGGGCGGTAATCGCACCACCGGCAGTTCTCCGCACTCGGGCGGAACGCGGGGATCCCCTGCCGGATCAGGGAGACCGCGTGGACGACGGGGGTCACGAACAACCTGAGTTGTTCGATCGTGAGGGTGTACGGAATGAACCGGCGGCCCCTCGGTTTACTGTAGCCGGGCGTATAGATCAGTCCGCCCGGTTCGATCGTCGGGTCCAGTGTCTGGCGCGCCGCCAGGACGTACACCGCCTGCTGGATCAGGTAGTCGTCCAGGTTCTCCTCGGGGCCGAGGCGGTCCCCGGTCTTGATGTCCCAGACGCGCAGGACGCCGGACTCGCGCCGGACCTGATCCAGCGTCCCCTCGATCACGACCGGCTCCCCGGTGGGGTCTCCGGGGGCGGGGGCGAGGTCGAGGCGGACCTTCCGCTCGCACCAGACGACCTCGGCTTCGTTGTTCTTCGGATCGGCAGCGTAGGCGCGGTAGATTTTGTCCGCTTTCTCCGGATCCCCGCGAGGAAACTCCAGCCGGGCCGCCTCCAGTGCGGCGAGTCCGGCCTCCAGATCTTTGTGGTTGTGGAAGGCGGCGGCGGCCGAGTGGACGAGGTTCCCCGTCTGGGCCGCGACCCCGCCGTCCGACTCGTCCTCGTACTTCAGGAACACGGACATGGGGCACCCTACGAGCTTCCCGCAGGCGCTGGGCCGTAGGGGGAACCGGGCCGACCCGAAGGCCCGGACCTTGTCGGGGAGTTCCCGGTCGGGGTCCGGTTCGATCAGACGCAGGGGGGTCCGGGCCTCGGTCATCTCTGCTCCTTGTCCGGTTCGCGGACGAACCCTTCGGACTTCTTGATGTACCCCATCTGGGAACGCGTCGGGGTCCACGTCTCGTCGGTCGCGAAGATATCGACTCGGTAGCGGCGGTGCTCTGGTCCGACGCCGGGGTACGCGAGGGTCTTGGCGGCCTCCTTGATCAACTCGGTGGCCGCCTTGTCCGCGTCGGTGGACCGGTTCGGGGTCGGTAGCACCGTCCGGGTCACCACTTCCGGGAGCGGCCCGATCTTGTAGATGGTCAGGCGCACGATCATGTCGGATCCTTTCGTTTTAACCTTGTCACGCGCGTTTGGTTCTTCCCGTTGAAGACCCCGTGTTCCTCGATCCGGGCGACGACATCGACTTCCTGGCCCTCTTCCAGGTCCAGGTTCTCGCCCGTGAACCAGACGACCTCGTCCTTCGTGTCTGCGGTCTCCATCCGGCACAGGAACCGCTGGCCGTAGTCCGGGTGGACGCCGAGATCCTGGATCTGGACGACCCGGACCCGGATCGGGCACCGGGTCTTCGGTGTCCCGACGTGGCCTCCTGTTGACCCCGGCGGTTCGGTCGCGGCCGTGTGCCGGGCGTAGGCGGCGACGGCTTCCTCGGGGGGAGGAGCGGCCGGATGCGTCCCGGTCCTCTCCCGGAACCAGCGCGCCATCTCGTCCGTGACCCGCTCCTCGGGCAGGAGCGCGAACCCGACGATCCACTGTTCCACCGGCGGTAGCTCGTCCCGCTCGCGGATATAGAGGGCGTCCCGTGCCCACCCTTCGGCCGTCGCCACCGGGCACTCGCCGCAAGTCCTCGTCAGCCGGTGCGTCTCAAGGCAGTCGGGGCAGATCACGGTGGTGCCTCCAGTTGGACCGGACCGCAGCGGGGTACTGGTATATCGTCCTCATCACCTCCCCGCGGGCGAACGGGTACAGGATCAGGAGGAGCGGGAAGCAGAGGAGGCTCCGCACGAACCAGAAGGCGAACCTCAGCGTGCCCACGCGAGAACCTCCTCGACCGAGTGGAAGATAGGGATCCCGATCCCCGCGGCCTCGAACACCTCGCGGTCGGCCCCGGCGGACTCGCCGGGGAGTCGGAGAACCGCGTCCGCCCGCCGCACGATCTCCAGGTCCATCGTCAACCAAGGCTCGATACCGAGGGACCGGAACCGGCCGTGGGCCAGCGGGTGCGGGAGGACGGTGGATACCGTCGGGCGCTCGTCCTGGCCGCCCGCGTAGCACGAGAGCATCGGGTTCACGACCGCGACGCCCGCGGACATCAGGTCGAACATGGCGTCGTCCGCCCGACGGACGTTGTCCCGGATGTATCCGCGGCGGATCGGACCGGCGATGTAGACCAGTTTCACGTCGGGAACCTCACAGGAGTCTTTACGGCGTCGGACCCGGACCACCCGGCACGAAGCCGACGAGATATGACTTGCGGATTAATTCCGTATCGCCGGCCCCAATCCGCTAATGTTCGGCGATGCCCGTCGCACACTACGAACACGTTACGTCGAGTATTACTACAATTCTCACTTCGCGTCGCCCAGCGACAGTTGGTTTTACTGTATCCTCGACTATTATCCCGGCGATCGAGTTGGAGACCGCTAGGTGGGTCGCCCATGTCTGCGTAGAAGTTCTCAAACTTCAACCAACGTCGGCACACTCGTATCCCGCGCCCGCCGTAACGGGGGTAATCTTCGGAGAGGGAATTCTCGCATCGGTTTCGCATGTTCGTCCATATGCGGTACACCCGCGTACCGCACATTCCATGTGTCCGATTCGCCTCACTCGCTCGTTTCTTATGGTACTCGGTTGAGTTCATGTCGGGAAACGAATCTTAGTATTCCAGCAGATCGGGAGGAGTTGAAACGTCCTCCCGGTCGGCTCTTGCTCCGGGTCGATACCGTACCGGCCCGCAAG